TTTGTGAATAAAAAAAATGATGTTTTTAGTGCGTTAAAAACTCATTTTATATCAAGGTGTTATGAGTGATAAATCATTGAAGTGTTCCGAAATTCTGGATAGTGTTCCGAAACTATACTTTAGTCGGTAAGATAATTTTATCTTTTCGGATGTAACGTTTTGTCATTTGTGGGGACGTGTGACCGAGTTGTTTTTGTGCTGTTTCCGTATCGGAAGAAAGGAATTTATCTGTACCGGCTTTAGCCCGTAGATCTCGAAACTGAACGGCTAAGATTTCGTCAGCATATTCTTGAAAGTGCTTAGCTGCCCTTTCTCTTATTTTAGCAAACCAGTTAGATAACGCAGCTCGACTTAATTTTGCTCCACGTTTATTACAGAACAGATACTCTCTATCTTCCGATAATCTTCTGTTGAAGATCTCTTTTAGTTGCCCTACTACGGCGATCCGCATTCGTTTCTTTGTCTTTTTCTGAACAATGTACAATTCATCATCAATAATTTGTTTTTTCTCAATGCTTACTATATCAATTGGTCTTTGTCCTGTAAGGTAGGCTACATCAATAAGATCACGAAGTTGCTGATCGGCGAAATAATAGATTTTTTCTAAGATTCGATCTTCTATATAGATTTCTCTGAATTTTACCTTGTATCGCTGAATCCCTTCGCTTGGACAAGGGAATCTAGTATAGCCCCACTCACGGGCTTTCATCCAAATGTGGTGGAATAATGCAATTTCATTATTGGCTGAGGCTGTGTAATTTTTTCTCCAATCTAAATATTGTTTGATATGCTGAGGTTCAATTTTATCCAGTGGTGCGGGAGGGTTGCCAAAGAAAGCAAGTAGATTTTTTAGATTTACTCGATTGGCTCTTTGTGTATTTAACGCTTTCAATGGTATGACTTCGTTTTGATACCGTATTGCGACTGTCACAAAGGTGATGACTTTCTCTCTTATCTTCACCACGTCACAGTTTAGCCTTGCCGTTTCTAATACAGCTAAATATTTGTCCATACCGAGCGGCTTTTCTTTTTTATCACTCATTACATAATAGTAATATGTGACAATTTTCCCATTCTTTCTTTGACGTTTTCGGCAAATTAGATTTTGTGGTAAGCCTTGGTTTTCTCTTTTGCGTGGACGGCCCATAATTCATCTCCTAAACTTGTAATACAGCAGGTCTCCAAGGGATTTCTTCGTGGAGTTGAGATTCTGCATGAGTAATTGATCGTGATTTAGCTTTGTCATAATCTCTGCGAACAATAGGGTAGCCATGGGCGTTTTCTTTGAAGGGGATTCCCATTGCATTGAGTTGTTCAATAATGAGTGATTTATTTTTTCTTCCCGTTAGAAACTCAATTTCAGGCTTGGAAAGAAAATCTTCGTAGATATTGATTTTCATATTTCCTCCATCATTTCAAAATATCCGGCACTTCAACAACTTTTAGCTGTTACGGTGTTACATCTTTGTAATTAAGTCAGTATTGGACGTGCGCCCTAGGTGAGGGTTTTTCTTGTTTCCATGACTACAAGCCATTCTCTTCGGAATTGGCGTTCAAGCACAATGTACCGTTTGCCGTTTATAACTTGTAATTCTTGTGGCATTTGTTCCTCCAAATAAAAAACCTAGCTTTCGCTAGGCTGTGTTTAATCTCGCTCTGGCCAGCTCAAAATAATGTGGACTTATTTCAAATCCAACACAGTTAAAACCAAGCTCTTTACAGGCAATTAAGCTGCTTCCGCTACCCACATGGGTATCTAGGATAAGCTGCCCGGGAATGGCATATTTCTGCAGTAACCATTTGTAGAGATTAATGGGCTTTTGGGTGGGGTGAATACGTTTCTCATTAAGTTTCTTGTTTCCCCTTGCAATATGCCCCTCCTCAATACTTTTGCCTTGTAACATGCCGTTCCACATATACCTAAATTGACGGACGCTGTTATGCAAACTGCAGTACGCAATTTCACAATCGCTGAATGTACTTTTCCCGTTTACTTTGTCCCAGATAATACGTCCAGAACCAAATGAATAATTATTGAAATAATTCACTCCCCAAATAATCTGATGCTTACTTACTCTGAATAGTTCATTAAAGTATTCCTCGGTGGGTAAGTCCCAAGTCTCTGTTTTTGCATATAGGCGTTGCACTCCTATGGGGCTAATTTTTTTCCCATAGAATTGGCGTTTTTCCGGTCCGGAAAAGTAAGGTGGATCGACAATAGCTAAGTCAAAGTGGTTATCAGGGAAGGTTTTCATTCCTTCAATGCAATCTTGGTTTCTGAAATCAATCATTTTCTCTCCATAAAACAAAACCGCTCACATTTCTGTAAGCGGTTGAATGGCTATCTAGTAATTGTATTTTGTTTAGCGTAAATCAATATCCGGAACGATAATGCTAGGTTTAAAAGTTACACGGTAGTGATGGCGACTAGCTTTGTTTGGTTCAATTTGTTCAACGAAAGCAGTTACGTTATCTGACAATACTAATGTATGACGCTTATATTCATTATTCCCTGTTGCACAGATTACATTAAAGGCTGTGCCGCTTTCGTTCAGATCAAAAGAGCAGCGTCCCTCAATCTCTAAAATATAGTTATCAGTAATGCCGTTGTAAAATACAATTCTGCGATTCAATTCAAAGTTATCTGCAGCCTTTTTAGTATTGTGGCTTGCTACTGTTGCATAATAGCAACCTCTACTTAAACTTGTATATTGAGTACTCAACCAATCCCCATTTTTAAAAACTCCATAAGGTGCATAACGGTCTTTAGTTTTATTCACATACCAAACCACTTCTAAATCACCAAACTCTCGGATTGGTTTAGGCAAATCATCTATGGTTGGTTGAACCGGCTCAGGTTCTTTCCACATTGTGAATCCAATATTTAATTCATCAACGGAGAATTCTCCTAGACCCCCATTTTCGTCTTGCAAAATGTAATGATCTTTATTGATTTTTGATCCAGCAAGTAACCAATATTTAAAACCTCTTTCAACAATCATTTCCCCAGCCAATGCACGCTCAAGATTGAATGGTTCTGATTTATCTTCCCATAGCCCTACAATATCAAACTGGGTTTCCATTCCCTCAATCAAAACGAATGACGTAGTATAAACATCCATTGAGTCAAAAGTACCATCTTTGCAAAATCGTGCGATAATAGGATTTCCGCTTTTATTTTCTCCTATATATCTAGCTTTTCGACCTTCTCGGCTAATACCATAAGCGCCTTTCTTCAATGCTTCAATTTCTTTTTCGCTTAACATAATTCACCTCTAATATAATTTATGGATTCTAATAACCTTATTCTTTCTTCTTAAAAGCAGAAACCACCAATACTTAATAAGTGAGGTGGTTTCAAATTCGTTAATTTTTCCATCTTGGTTTTTGTATAAAACTCGTATGTGCATTTAGTCCTCTTTGGGAGGTTTAGGAAGTGGTTGCCAGTGTGATACGAGCATTTCACTATAAGAGTCGTCCGCAGTTTCAAAATAAGATTCATCGTCTTCTTCAACATAATAAGCAACATGAATGCATAGATATGCATCCATGTCTTTATCGTTGATGTAAATAATTACTTTTTGCCCTTTTTTAGGTAATTGTTCTTTAATACTAATCCAACCGTTGTTTTCTTTAGTCATTTTTTAAATCCTCCTCTTTCACAAACACCCTATCAATTACTTCTCCCTTTCTGTCTTTGATTTGGTCGTAGGCGTGTTGGACGCATTCCTGAATATCCATACCATTAAGATTAGCTATGTTTTGTAATGCCTCAACAGAATTGTGAATATCCCAGTCCATAGGTAGCCAGCCTCCTCTATAACACGCTGAAAAATGACTAATCGCAATCATCATTGCATCATCAATATGCTTAGAATTGTAAAGCCAATTCGGTATTAGCATATTTGGGTGAAAATCCTTCTTTGGATTAATCGCTCTCCTGCGGTATTGAGCATTTAATATTGTCAGTACAACAAAACAATCGCCAATACTGTCTTTAATCACTTCTGGTTTATTTTTCGTTATACCACCACATAATTCGCCAAATTCTTCCATTAGCTTTAACATTAGCTTTTGCGGAGTAGAGCTGTTAATTAAATTTCGCTCTTCTGCCCATTGTTCGATGTTTTTGATTAGTTCGATCATTTCCTTTCTCCAAAATAAAACCGCCCATAAGAGCGGTTCGGTTAATTACTTTCGGTTTGTATCAACAACCGGCAACTCAACAAACGCATTAAGCGGTTGTGGTGTCGGTTGGTGTTGATTGCGGCGTGTTTCTATCCAATCCAACAATTTTTTAAATTCATCATAATAACGGGCTTGTTTTGTTGCCTGCTTGATAATGAACTCTCGTTGTTCGCTGTCTAAAAGCAGCCAGTATTTTTTGACTTGTTCGATTGCTCTCTGTCGTTCATTGTCTGAATTGGTGTTGAAATTGTCATAAACATATTTGCCAAACAATTCAGCGAAAAACGAATAAGCAATGCTGATATGTATTTCGTTCATTTTATTTACCTATAAAAAAGCCCACGGAAGTGGGCGGTGTGGTTCAGAATGGGATTAGCTCATTTCCTGAATGAGCTGTTGATAATATTCTTGGGCGGCACCAACACGTTCTTTGATTTTGTCGATGATAGCGTTATCACGTTTGACGGTCACGGTAGTGATCCGTTTGTCTTGCGGGATTTGTTCGACTAAATCAATGTAACGTTCGGGGCGATCATAGCTGTTTAACATTTCGTAAGGGGTAGGGAAGAGGACAAAATCAATTTGTGCTTCTTCACAATCCCATAGCCACATATAGCCTTGCATTTGAATGTCGTAACCGGCTTTTTTCGCTTTGTCTGCCGCTTCATCGGTAAAAAATGGATGTGAGCCAATATCCCACGAACATTTTGTATCAATAATGAGCTTGCGAGAGGGAACGTAAATATCACATTCGCCGGTAATCCATTCATTTTCACGGCGTTCAGTGTTTTTCTTGAGGGGCAATCCTCGTTTTCTGCCACTTAATTTAATGGCTTGCTCTTCTAACAAATTGCCTTTTTCGGTGTATTTGTTGCCTTCAAAATCTTGATAACCGAACAGATCGAATTTAGCGATCTTTCTGACCGCACTTTTGGCGGTGGCAGAAATGCCGTCTTTCTTGGGTTTAGACTCAGGCATTAAGTCGGCAAGACCTGAACATCGGGCTTTGAATTGGTACATTATTCACCCCTCTGATTTTCCAACTTTTCCAATTCGTCATACTGTTCTTTGCTGAACTCATAGGCGCTACTATCACATAACTCTTGTAGTGTGGTCTCGCCGTTGATGATGGTTTGTTTGCATTGTTCAAAAGTAGCGTCATCAACCACATCAATAAATTCACCTTCTTGAATGTTATCTACATAGCTAAATTCCGCATTTTCCGCATCTTTCACAACGGCTTGGTCGGCTAATACCGCACTTTGCATTTCAACGGAGAGGGGGGCTTGTTTTGAAAGCAAGAGTTTCATCACCGTTTTTAATGCCATTTGTTCAAAGTTTTCTGCCCAAACACTAGTTGCCCATTGTCCTTTTGATTTTTTATCAAGGTAAGTGCGGTAAGTTTGAGAATAGCGTTGGGCGTGTTGATCGACTTCTTCCTCTGTCATGTATAATTCAGCGGTGAAGCTATTGACCAGTTGAAAATAAGCATAGTAGCCGATAGGTTTTTCGTTTTGCTCCGGCTTTTGTTTCCAGTCGAACACATAACCGTTAATCGGGTCTTCTTCGATAAGTTGTTTTTCGTAAACAGGAACGGTGACTAATCGCTTAAATTGTCCGCTACGTTGTGCAAGCTGGATTAATCCTTTATAACCGATTTGAAATTGTGCTTCGGTTTTCTTTTCTCGGCTGTTGTAAAAAGGCACGATATAAGCAAAGCCAAGCCCATTTTGTAGCGGTAGATTTAGCGTTGCTGCCATACAAGCAGCATTGAAAATACTCATTGGATCGGATTTTTTTAAGCTGCTGTTACTATTTACAATCTGCATAATACTTGTGGTAAACGTTGAGGCATTTTTACTGACCAGCGATTTGACTTTTTCAATAATCATCGGGTGGTTCAAAAATTCTTTTAAATTTTTACATTCGGATAATTTTGCCGGAGTGTTTTGTTTAATTGGTGTGTTTTGAGTTTCTGTCATTTTTCACCTCACTTAATCTGGGACATACTCATTCATTCGTTTTTCGAGACGTTGTTTTGCAACGTAGGCAATGGCTCGCTCTCGCATTTCGGTGAGCTTATAAAATGCACCGGAACCAATGGCTAAATCGTGCAATGCTAACTCTTCATCGTTGTCGGTGATGTATTCATTAATCGCATAAATAACGTTTTCATCTTCATTTTCAGCATCGGCTTTGACGGCTTTTATTTCTTTTTCGAGGGCAATTTCATAGCCTGCGAGATTGTCTAGGTGTTCTTGATGGGCTTTGGCGAGAAAAGGGTTCATTTTGCTTGCTCCTATCATTTAAAAGTGCGGTCAATTTCCGCTTGTTTTTGTGCGGTGTAGTGTTGTAACTCTCTTTCTTCTGACTGAGTTAAATTAGGCGGTAAGCAAAGCCCGTTTTCATATACGCCGCCTTTTAGTTCACAGCGGGTTTCAAGGCTTATTTGCTCGCTGACTTCGTGATTGTGCCAGTCTGTGGGATTCCCCCACGCTTGTGAGACACTAAAAACGACAATCAATACGGCTGCGGTAGTGAGTAGAATAAGGAGGCATTCGCCAAGAAAGGCGAGAAATTCCAGAATGGATTTGTGCATAGTGGTGTCCTTTTTTGGTGGTTCGTTGAGAAATATGGTGCGGGAACGCATAGTAGGTTGTTCCGGTTTCTTTTTTCCGGTTCGTTTTTGTCGTTTGTTCATGTTGTTTTCCTTTTTAATCGATTTGCTGAATTTAGGGTGCAAGAAACCGCCACACGATTTTCACGGGGAAAAGTGCGGTCGGTTTTGGTTAAGTTTTAAATAACTTGGTAGTTATTGGATTTTGGATTGTAATTGTTGAGGTGTTTTAGCACTCGCCAATTGCTCTCATAGTCGTATTGGAAATCAGCCGTGAGGCGTTTCAGGAGTTTATGTACTTCCCGAATAGTGTGTTTATATTCGTAGGCTTGTCCGTAAATTGCACCGGAAAACTTTGAACCGATAGTTTCCATTGCCGGATAAATCATTCGGCAGGTTTCCGTGCCACGCAGGGCGATAAACCATATCCACGGTAACAATTGAAGTTCAGACTCGGTAAATTCAAAAGTGAATTTCTTTTCCGGCTCGGGTAGGGCAAGCTGTTTCGGTTGTGCGGTTTCTTTATCGAGAATATCCAGCACCCATTTTCGGAAGTCTTTGGCGACTTTGGTGTGGCTTAACATTCCGATAAGGTGGCAACCACGCAAGCTAAAGATACGTACTTTTTGAACCCCGCCATTTGTCCGCATATCGATAAGTGCGGTCATATTTGGAGTAAATTCGTCTTGGTGTGCGTTGTAGAGTTTTAATACATTATCAGAACGATTGTAGCCCAATGCCTTACTAATTTCTGCTGTAGATAACCAGATTTGATTTTGTTGTTTGATAACCGAAAGGGTTGTGTTTTGAAAAGTTAAAGTTGTCATAATTTTGTTCTCACTAATAAGTTTTAAAAAACTCATCACAAGCAACGCCAATTACTGGTGATGAACTGATCAAGGTTGGCGTACCGTAGTGAGAAACGGCGGATCTTTCGATCCCCTCAATCAGTTCATCATTGACAACTTTTTGAAAGGGTGGGGCAAATTGCCCATACCTTTGAAGTTTTGAAGGATACGACAATTCATCGTAACCTTTGATTTGCTGATTTTCGGCTATAAAAAAATCGCCTTAAGGCGATCATTATTATCTCCGCCTCACTAATTCAAGAACGCCAATTCCCGACTTTCTGTTGAAAGTGAAAATATCATAGAGCGGTGCAGTTTGTTTGTCAATGTGATTTTATTCTTTATCGGTTTTAGCAAACCACTTCTCTATTATTTTTGAAAAAATAGAACCTTCAACCGGACTTGATTTCACATTTTTATCGAATAAATTGACAGGATTTTCCCCTAAATTATAAACTGACAATTCCAATAAAAGTTTTTTAATATTAGGATCATCTAATTCTTCAACTTTTCTTTGATATCCCTCAAAAGCTAAAGCAACAGAGGCTTTATGTGCATATTCTTCTTGAATTCTTACTAAGTGAGCATTACGTTGAGAATTAACCCAAACAAGCCAAACCAAAGGGGTTATCATTGGTAACCTTGTTAAAAAACGTATATAGTCAAACCCTATATACCATTCATATATAAGAACAGCGAATAACATTACTGCCATTCCTACTAACCCCCAGTTTCTCCAATTTGCGGAATCATTGATTGGATTATCTAGCTCTTTTTTTCTATCTAAGAAGGATTTTGCCATACTTGCCATATTAGCTAATCCTAAAATATCTTTTATTTTTTCTTTTTCAGTTTCTAGCTCTTTCTGTAAATTATCTAATTCAGTTGATTTTTCATTTTTAATTTCATCTATTTCAATTTTTAAATCCTCAATTTCTTTTTCTTTTGATTTTATAGATAAAATTAATTCATCATATTTTTCTTTTTGGTCTGTATAATTGGTTTTAGCTGTATTATATTCAGACTCCATTGTTGTGATGGTTTGACCTGAAGTTGTAGCATTTTTATGTATTGTTTCAATTGCACCAGCATTCGTTTGTGCTTGACCTAGAGCAGTTTGGATAGATGTTAATTTTTTGGCAAACTCAGTATCTCTCTTGTTAAAGGCTTCATCATATTCTTCTATTTTTTTGTTAAATGACTCATTAAATCTTTCTTCTAAGTCTTTAAATAATGGAGTTTTTACCACAAATGCACTATGTAAAATTTCGCATAAAGAATATAAATTTATAAAATCATTAAAGTGTTTTTCCAAATTAATCTTGTTTTCATTTGAATTTATTTTGGTTTTTATTTTATTTAATACGGGGATTATTTTTTTATTTTCATAAGTTCTAAGTAATAGTGAGTCAAATTTAGAGAAATATTCTAATTGTGATATTGTATGATTAAGTAATCTAGATAAATATTCATCTATTTTATTTTCATTTTTATCCACAATTACTTTTAGTTCTTTTGCAATTTGAACAGCATTCATATAACTTCCTTAGAGTAAAATTAAATTTGGTATTGCATTGTATCAACTTACTCTCTTAGACTCTCCTGTTTTTTTATCCATTCTATAATGGAGCCAGAGCGCCATTTTGAACTAAGGCAATTATTTTCTTTGATGACAGGGATAGGGAAGTCAGGTGTGGAAGCTATTTTAGTGATAAAATCAGATAGTGTTATCTGCATAAATTTGCAAATATCATGACCGTTCCAAAGCTCATTAGAGGTTTCATTAATATAAGCGAATTTAATATTCTGATTCTGTGAAATAATTGATAGAATTTCCTCAATTTTGTTTAATCTTTCTATGATTGAGTTTTTCATTTGTAATTTCCTCTTTTAAACCCTCACCAACTCCCGACAACCCATTTGTCTTTTCTGTTTGGCTCGAACTGTGTTTGTGGTTGCTTTGCCTTTTACGCAATTGTAATTGGCAATATCAACCGGTTTCTTTTCTCTGACTGCAAGATTGATTGCACTTTGCACCTTTGAAACTTGGCTTGGTTGGCTGATTTGTCGTGTTTTCGCACATTGTCTGCGAACTTTAGCTCTAAGAAGATTAAAGCTTTTACCTCGCAATTTTGTTAAGATTTTTTTATTCATCTCTTTTCTCCTCTCCTATTGCACAGTACACTTTTGTTTACATTCCCCGCTCGCCTAGGTTCGATTGGTTCTCTGTTCATCAATGCACTGTGCAATAGTAAAGTAAGTTGGTTTTCTGCGGTGTGTTCCGCCGTGGACAGGGGCTAACCATAACGCTAATCCACTTATTCAATCTGTTAAAGAGCAATCCCTTTCGGGTTTCACCGTCTCTGCTAACTCTCAGCCTTTGGCTTGCTCGGGTGGTAAAGGTAGAACCTTTATTCAAACCCTCCTCAAAGGGCTTGGTAAAAATTCTTAGTGTAAGCGTGAAAAAAGTGGTTCGCCTGTTATCATTTGCCATCTTTCGTTCGCTTCTTCCGGTGACATTTCACCGTTGATCACTCTATCGTCTTTTAATGAAAGGATTTGCAAAACAACGTTTCCTGTTTTTTCGTTAAATGCGGTTTCTGCATAGCAAGTGCCGATATATTTTCCTTTGATGAATGGATAGTTATCTGTGCCGAATTCAATTTTTGTATTTTGAGTTTGGATTGTCATTTTGTTTTCCTTAGTGGGTGTTTTGTTTTGATGTGGGTATATTACCGCTTGTAATTTTATTTGTAAATACCGCTAGTAATATTATTTCGGGTAATTTTGTTTGATTGCTTGTTTTTTAATCAATAAATAGGCAAAAAGAGAAAAGTGCGGTCAGTTTTTCGGTTATTTTCGTGGTGGCGTGAGGATGTTAACGAAATAGATTTCGTCGAGATAAAAGAAAACCGCCATGAGGGCGGTTTAATTAAATTGCTTTTGCAAAATCAAGCAGAACTTTGTTATCTTTCCAATCTATATGTTGTAAGTTGAATTTATCAAAAGTTCGTTTAATCGTGTTAAGAATGTTTGCTTTACTTGCGTTGTCCGGTGAATCAAGTGTAAATAAGATATTTTCTTTTTTCAAAAAGCCTTCTTGTTCAGCACGATTTATTCTTGCTATCCAAGTGTCACAATGCTCAATCATACTTGGGCTTTCAACTTGGTCAAACGCAAGAGGTTTTATGCCTTTTATAATTTCTTTGTCTTCCTGATTTTTTAATGCTAAAGGCAAAGCAAACTTGGCGAGTTCACCATTTACCATATGCTGTTTGTAGCGGGTAAGGGTCTGATCGTCGCCTTGTTTAAACAAGGTTCTGTAATGTTTAAGAATACTTTGTTCTTGATTATCTGTTTTTACGCCGGCATTTTGAATAAACTGACGATATAAACTGTCAAAATAATCCTGTGGGTTTTCTACAAGTCCGACAGCAGCATCACTGTATTGTACAATACCCTCTTTTACATCTACATAATGATGGAAAAAGGTGGCCATTTCTTGTGCGCTACCACTAAAAGATTGACTAACAATATATTGTAACTCTTCATTGATTGTTTCACGGATTGTTTCAAATATTTTGCTTTTATAGAAAAAATCATTAACACGTTTGTTGTTTTTAGGAACAAGGCGATAAATCAGTTTTCTTTTTTCCGGCTCGCACATCAATAAGCCAACATTGACGAACTCGCCTGTTTCAAAGTACGGGCGAAACCGCACAAAGCTGTATAAAATAGGTTGTTTCATTCTATGTTGTCCCAATAGTTTGGTTGAGTAATTCGGTTTAAAAGCGTTTTTATTCTATTGATTTGATTTTCCATCTCGATAAATTTATCATCTGTTGAGAACCAATCATCAGGAATGGACTGATAAATATGATCAAAATTTTTGAGTATGTCAACAGCTTTATCAGTAAAAGTTTGTTTATCTACCCAATCCAATTGCCAATCTCTATTCTGTGGTGCAAATATATGTTCTGTAAAATCAGCATCTTCATCAAAGGCAAGATTATGATCTATCACAAGAATTTTTTGTTGCTGTTCATCAAAAAGTAAATTGATGTTCCCTGTTCCAACTTGTGAAGCTGTTCTATCAGAATTTAAAATCCAACGATCAAACATGTAAAGTAACTTCTGTATTTGCTTTGGCAAGTATTCCGGATTTGTAGCTTGAGCTGTTTTTGCCACTTTTGCGCACTGTATATAAGTAGAAGCAAAGGCTGGACCGATTGGTAAATCGGCTTTCCAATCGGGGGATACAAATAAGACTGCTTGCGAGGGAATATCGACAAATTCAACCTTCGGGCAAGGCAATTCCATTTCATCAGCAAGCATTGAGCCAATCACTTCTGCCAATAATTGTGCAAGTGGCATCATATTGAGGGTTTTTACAATAAACCATCCTCCGCCTTCTGATTGACAAATAAAAGGGCGAGTTACTCCCATTTCAGTGCGTTCACGAATAAATGTAACGCTATTCATATTTTTACCCCACAAAATTCAACTCTGGCTTTGTATTACAGTTATAGCCTAGGCTTCGTCTTTAATTCTGTCTAATATTGGCTTAATAATTTCTACAAGTTTTTCTTCCAGATTCCGTTGCTCCCATAAGGCATTCCAAATGGCATCTTCTGATAGCACACTATAATTTCCTTTTGTATCTAAAGTATATTTTTGGGAACTATAGTGTAGGTCTAGCCACGTTGGTTGGTGATAAAATTCTTCAAGTTCCTGAACTAACTTAGTTGCTTCCTCCCAGTATTTTAGGCTCTGAGCTAATTCTTTTTGTAATTCAAGCAACCGCCCGTAGCTATCTTGGGCTTTTTGAATTTTCTGTTGCATTTTTACTCCTAATTTATATTGATTCTTGCCTGTAATAAAATCAACTTCTGGCTTTGGTGTACTTTCATTTGTTCTTTTGCAATGTTTATAAGTCAATCATATGCAATGGCAAGGCTTTAACCAATTTACCGATAATATAGCAATGTTCTAATTCTTCCGGAGTAAAATCAAGAGGGGAATATTTAGGATTATCAGAAAGTATTTTCATTCCTCCGTTAGGTACCCGTTGTAACCGTTTAATAAAGAGTTCTCCATATTCATCAACAAATGCATATACACCTTCTCCGCAATATCCATTGCAAGTAATGTCAATAAATGCAACATCTCCTTTATTAATTGTTGGGCTCATTGAATCAGTCGGAACATTAATCAAATTAATATTATTAACTGTTTTTCTACCTAGAAGTTCTAACACCTGATCTTGATCAATAGTAATTTCTTTAATGACTTCAGGATAATCAATATTAATAATCCCACTTGGTGCCGCTGCCGCATATACATCCAATAGCTTAATAGTGACTGAATTTCTGGGTCTATTCTCTAACAAAATACTTTCGTTTAATTTCTCTTGATCTAAGGTATCAGCCATTTGCCTAATTTCTTCAAACAAACGAGTGCTAAATTGGTCAACGGTCACTTGCAACAATTTAGCAAATTTACTTGCGATGCTAGCATTAAGTGCATTTGTTCCTTTTAAATAATGATTAACCGCACCTTGGCTTATTCCTAATTGGTCTGAAACCGTTTTTTGAGTCAATTTTAACGGGGATTTTTTAGACTCATAGATCTCATTTAACTTTCTACATTCTTCTTTTTGCTCTTGAGTGATTTCTTTCTTTTTTAGGCTATTCATTTTCACCTCACTATTTTTCACAAGGATATTACCAACAGTATTGAAAGTAAAATTACCGCAAGTATTGACAATAATTTAACTAGCGGTAATAATTATTCATTAAAAATGACTTGTAAGGGGTTTTTAATGAATCGGATTCCATTATCAGATTATGTAAAAACACACGGACAGCCAGTTACGGCAAAGGCTTTAGGCGTTACTCAGGGAGCTATAAGTAAAGCAATTCGTGGTTCTAGAAATATTTTTGTCATTCAGGGTAAGGGCGGGGCGATAAAAGCCGAAGAAATTCGCCCTTTTCCTTCACAGAAATAATTTACCCAATCAGATTAAAAAAATAACCATAAAAAGACAGGATTTTTTTATGAAAGAAAATAAATCGCCATTCGCTTATGTTCAACAGGCTCTACACGTGCAGTTGGCTAGTTCTCGCAATATTTCTAATTTTGCACCTACACTTGGCAAAGCTGAATCTCAATTAGCACAAGAGCTTAATCCTGATTACCCACGCAATAAATTAGGATTCATTGACGCTATTCATCTTATTTCTCTAACGGAGTCAGTGAATATTGTGGAAATGATTGCTCAAAGCGTGGATTGCACACTTATGCCAAAGCCAAAGTGCGGTAGCAATTCAACCGATTTATTGCGTGATGTAGCGAAACTTTCTGCCACGGTTGGACAACTCTGTGGTGATACTGCAGAAGCGGTCTCACCTAATTCTGATTTAGGCTATGAAATTTCTGCAAAAGAGCGGGATAAATTAATGGAATCTGTTGAACACCTTCTTTCTCAGTTGGTGTGTTTAAAACAGGTTTTGAGGTAATAAAAACCAAAGGATAAACAACATGAATGCAGAAGATTTCATCATTAAGCATATTCGCAACCAACTGATTAAGGGGAGGGCAGATATGGTTTCAGTAAATCAAGCTACTGAGATGTGCTTACAAGAATATCGTAGCAGAAGTTCATTTAAGCCAGATGTAATGACGTATTTGCTTGATAAGGCTAAACGCTTTATTGGCAAGAAAAACCGCCAAAACAAAGCGAATTTAAATCAAATAAAAAACCACGGCTGCAACCGTGGTTAGTATAAGGAGATTACTGTGTGTAGGAGTAAACCTCAATCAGGGCGTAATTATACCCATCATTCTCCTTTTTGGCAAACATTGGAATATCGAAAACGGCTAAAGCGGCTAATTGAGCAAGGGTTTTCAATTGATGAACTTGATAAACAATCCAAAAGGCTTTTTAAGGAGTTGAATGATGAGTAACGTTGTGAGAATTGAAGAGCTACGTTTACAACAAGTAGCAAAACAAAAAACAGAACAGCAAGGTGCAAAGAAAGTGAGTGTTGATGATGGATTCACGGCAATTCCGAATGAGCTTTTAAAAGCTATCTTACGCTCAAAAGTGTTGGGTTGGAAAGGCTCTTACTTATTAGCCACTATTCTTAAAACACTCTCTTGGCACAAAGAAAGTGATTGGTTTACACATTCACAAGTCTGCGAAATGATGAATATTGAACCGACAAAATACCATATCAATCAACTTTCGGCAGCAAGAAAAGAATTGATTAAAGAGCGGGTTTTATTTGAGTCTGGCAAGAAAACTGGTGTAAATCTAGATGTTTTTAAGTGGGAAATGGTTAATCCCGAAAAAGTAGGGAGTTCCCGAAATAATAGGGATTTAATTCCCGAAAAAGTAGGGAATGGGTATCCCGAAAAAGTAGGGAACACAAAAGAAACTATTACAAAAGAAAAAATAAATACCCCCCATACCCCCCAAGGGGAAAATGGTGAATCGGCTGGAAAAAATATTTTTGATGTAGCGCAATCATCCCTTAGTGAAAAAAATTCGTATGTCGAACAAGCCGAAAATGCTTTGGCGTATTACAACGAAATTTCAAAATCCCACTGTCAGGATAATTCCCCGTTTTTAAAAATCCTTGAACCGCAGAAATCCCGTAAGGGTTGGACGCTTGATGAAATTAAATTGGTTATTCGGTGGGTATTTGCCACTTGGCGAACACACAGTACACCAAAACCACAAAATATTTGCCGTGTAACACGTTTTGATGGGTATTTATCTGATGCGGTGAATTGGGTTGAAACGCAAGGCGATTTGAATTTTGAAGATGTCATTGAGGCGTTTAATCGCATTTTTGAACACCGATATGAACCGGTGGAATTAAATATTATCACGAAGCGAAACATTCTGAATTTACTTCCACACTTGAAAAATAAATCCATTGATGGATTCGAGAATTATTTCAATTTCTACAACGAAACAGTAAGCGAATATTACGATAAGTTCGGATTTAGTTTTGTGATGAAGCCGGAAACCTTACAAAAAGTTCGTGAAGGAGCGTTGTAATGACTACAGAAACTTTAAAAATCATTCCGCACGATACTATGGCAGAACAAATGGTTTTAGGTGCGTTAATGCTTAACGGCGTGAATGCGAGAACGGAAACGGTTCTTACCATGCTTAAACCGGAAAGTTTTTACACTTCAGCCCATCAGCGCATTTTTGGGGAAATTAAATCTTTGGCTCAAGCCAATAGACCCATTGATTTGCTGACGATTGAACATGCACTAAAAGCGAAAGGGATGAGTGAGGAAGTGGGTGGGTTCGCCTACCTTGCCGAACTCTCCAATAACACGGCAAGTGCGGGCAATGTGAAAGCCTATGCAGAGATTGTTCGCTCGGAAGCAGTGAAGCGTTTTACCTTGGCGAAATTGCAAGATTGCGAAGCATTAATTTTTGAACAAAACGGTGCGCCTGTTGAAGAGCGTTTAGATGCGATTAGCCGCTTAATGTCGGAGATTGCCGATTATTCTCGCGTGGGGAAATCTGTCGGATTGCGCAGAGCTCGTGATGTGGGTTTAGATTGGTTTTCAGATTATCAAGCTCGATTGAAAAATCCTGAAGGCGTGAGGGGTTTAAGCACGGGTATTGCAGAACTTGATTCATTGCTTGGTTCTAAAGGGTTAGTTAAGCAGTCACTTGTGGCTGTTGGGGCTCGTCCTAAGTGCGGTAAAACAGCATTTTATTCATTGATGGCGGAAAACTGTATTTTGAATGAAAAGAAACCGGTCTTGCTATTTAGCCTTGAAATGTCCGGTAAAGCCATTTTTGAACGCATGATTAGTAAACGAGCGAATGTGAATAGCAATGCGTTTTATGAATCACAACAAAATCACGACGCATTTGAGCAGAAATACCATATGTACCCTGAAACGTTTAATCATCGTGTAACAGATGCCGTATCTGATTTAGTAGATGGGGATTTGCTCTATATTGATGACACCCCCGGCGTATCAATGGCACATATTCGCAATGAATGCAGACGTATTAAACGTGAGTGTGGAAGTATTGGGTTAATCGGTGTGGATTATCTCACGTTAATGAAAACAGAAAAGGCGGAGCGTAATGATTTAGCTTACGGACAGATTACGAAAGAGTTGAAACAACTAGCCCGAGAAATGGATTGCATTGTGTTGTTGCTGACACAGCTAAATCGAGGTTTAGAAAGTCGAGCAGATAAACGCCCGTTACCAAGTGACAGCCGTGATACAGGACAGATTGAACAAGAATGTGATTATTGGTTCGGTTTGTACAAAGAATCCGTTTACAACGAAAGCGCAGATCCGAATTTAACTGAAATTTTAGTGCGACTAAATCGCCATGGTGGAACAGGTAAGGTTTATGTCGATCAGAAATTTGGAGCAATGTTTGAATGTGATCAACTAGATGCTGAACGTAGAGCGCAAATAGGACGAAAAGAAACAAAACAAGAATCAAGAAAATACGCTAAAGGTAACGGAGAGTTTTAAAAATGACCGAATTTAACAAAGACCACTATCGCACGCCACACTATTTTTTCCGTTGGTTGGAGTCTCTTTTTTATTGGTTTCATTTAGACGGTTGCTCTAATGAGAAAAATGCATTACGCCCACGTTGGATTGGCCCGGGTAGCGAGATTTGCGAGGATTTTTTATCGGATGAATTATTCGACCGCTTACTTGATGAAGCAGTGGAACAGGCGGATATGTTACGCATTTTCGTCAATCCACCTTACAGCGACCCATTGCCATTTGTAAAACGTGCGGCAGAGTTGAAACAAGCCGGCTATTTGGTGGTAATGCTACTGCCGGCAGATAAAAGCACGAAATGGTTCAAGGCGATTCAGGAGAATGCGACCGAAGTTATCGACATCATCGGCGGTCGAATCAATTTCCTCCATCCGGTCACAGGCGAAGAGGTAAAAGGCAACAACAAAGGCTCAATAGTGGCAGTGTTCGATCCGTTTATGCAGGGTTTCATCACTCGTCAAGTTGAATTGGATTTTGTGAAAAAGGTCGGTGGGTATGGACATTATAAAACCGTTTTTCTTGCGTGATGAGCAAGTGCGGTCAAATTGTCTTGAGTTTATTCGGGATTTGCCAACGGATGAGAAAAAGCCGTTGGTGGTGAAGGTGCAGCCGATGACCCGTAACCTTGAGCAAAACGCCAAATTTCACGCAATGTGTCAAGACGTAGCAGACCAGCTTGAATTTATGGGACGTAAACTTTCTATGGAGCAGTGGAAAGTATTGTTTATTTCGGGTCATGCGATGGCAACCAATCAGAAAGCCGATGTTGTACCGGGACTTGAGGGAGAATTTGTCAATATCCGTGAAAGCTCGGCAAAAATGAGTGTAAGCCGTATGGCAAGTTTGATTGAGTATGTGACAGCCTACGGTGTCGCAAACGGCGTGCATTTTAACGACAGATGGGGATTTTGGGGAAGATGAGAACTAAACCACTCAAACCAAAGAAATGTAAATCCTGTGGCAAAGCGTTTACCCCATTTAACTCACTACAAAAGGCTTGCTCTCCCAAATGTGCTATTGAATTAGCCCGAAATAACGCACAGAAAGCACGAGAAAAGGCAGAGAAACAGAAGCTAAAGGAACGTAAGACAAGATTAAAAAGTCGTTCAGAATGGCTGAAAGAGGCGCAATCGGTATTTAATAAATTCATTCGTCTGAGGGATAAAGACGAGCCTTGTATCAGTTGTGGTCGCTATCATCAAGGGCAATGGCACGCAGGGCATTATCGAAGTGTTGGCGCTGCACCCGAATTAAGATTTTGTGAGTTAAACGTGCATAAACAATGCCAACCGTGCAATAACCATAAAAGCGGTAACGCCATTGAATATCGGATTAATCTGGTGAAGAAAATCGGTGTAGATAACGTCGAGTGGTTAGAACGCCAAGACCACAATCCGAAAAAATACACGGTCGAAGATTGCAAGGAAATTATTCAGTATTACAAAGAAAAGGTTAAGGAGTTAGAGCGTGGTTGAGAAGTTGCAGGAAGAACCAAGACAAGAGTGGGTAGAAAATCACCTGAATCATTGGGGAGCTTGGGTATTTAGTGGGTTAGATTTTGATTGTCGAATGAATATGATTGCTAAGCTTATGCAACAGGTCGATACAAGTCGTATTTGTATGCCGGTAAGAGAAATGTGCGATGATGAGTTAGGATTAGTGATCAGCACGGTTGTAGGTTACTACATTAAAAAACCTTGCCCACAGGATTATAAGTACCTTGAGGCAAAATATGTGTATGGACTTTCAGTTTATGCGATTGCGAAGTTTCATTGGCAGAAAAATAAAACTAAATCATTGAGAACTTGGCAAAGAAAAGTAGCTGAAAGTATAAAAGCCTCCGAATGGATTATTGCTAAGTTTCTCGATCTTGCACTTAAAAATCATCAAAATGCTGACAAGTTAAAGAAATTTGCATTTAACGTGTAAAAAGGCTTGATTTTTTGTCTGAGTGTCATTAATATATATGTAATGTTGGTCGAAGTGTAAGTAAATCAACAACAGATTTAAATTTAACGCCCCGATGGTTTTCTCCGTTGGGGCTTTTTATTGGATGTTTTATGGCAAAGAAGAAATCAATCAAGCCTGCTCGTAATCGAGATTATGACAAGGAATATAAAACCTATCACGGAACGCCGAAGCAGATTGCTAATCGTGCAGCTCGTAATAAAGCAAGGCGAACGATGGAAAAAGAAATGGGTAAATCTGCGTTAAAGGGGAAAGAGGTGGATCACAAAAAGCCATTAAGTAAAGGTGGCTCAAATTCTCGCAGTAATTTGCAGGTATTATCGAAAACGGCTAATCGCAAGAAAGGCAATAAATAGCAAGGATTGGCAGGGAGCAGGCAGTGAAGGTGTTTTTTATACATAAAAGCCTCGCCGACCTTGCTATCCACTCTATAAAAACCGACTGCTCACGACCGCAGTTTGTTTTAGGCGACTTAACGGTCGCCTTTTTTATTTAGAAACAAAAACAATAGGAGAAAAAATGCTAACAGTAAAAATCATTCAAGATGGTATGACGCATATTTATGAAACAGATAAATTTACCTTTCATGGTAAAGATTCTGAACAATTTAATTTCTTATTAGAGTGTATCGGAAAGTTAGATATTCAACCTAATGAGCTTACCGAAATATATTACACTCAACCTTTATTTAAGGATGAGCAATGCACCGAAATAGCACGAGAAGAAGAAATTTTATTTTCTCGTCGAATCACACAAGGCTCTAATGAATTAAACGGTGTTATTTGCCGAGTTGTTGCAGAGAATGGAGAGTTTGACGGTGATATTTATGAAGATCCTTACACATTAATTAGTAAAGATGATCGTGTTTATGTCACAAATGAACTGGGCAAAACAGTATTTTCTATCTAAGTAAATAAGAGGTAAATAGAATGGAACATTTAACACATGGCAAAAAACTTGTAGGTATTGAATTTAACGTAGGTAATCGTAGCGATGTAGCTGAATGCAAAGAGCGTTTTGCGAAAGCTATTGACCAGTTAGAAGTACATAAAGCAGAAACATTACAGCACGGTACTTTAAATTCAAATAAAGAAATGCTGATTGAAGAAGCTCAAAAACGTATTTTAGATGCTCAAATGTGGGCAGTAAAAGCACTTACTTATGGTTCATAAAGTATGAAGTTATATAACTTTCTGTTTAAGTATCTTCATAATGGTGAAGAACAAATGATTTATATTACCGCTTCAAGTGTTAAAGAAGCCAAGGCATTAGCTGAAAGTCTTATTTCAGGACTCCATTATGCCAACGACTATGAAGAAGTTGTAGAAGTGGCAGAGAATGAATTTGAAGGGCAAGAGATTGCGTGGATTTGTTCGAAACCGGTCGAAGAACTTCCATTTCCATTTAAGCAGCTTAAACAGGCTGCTTTATTTTTTGCTTATGGTACAAACTGTCAATGCTGTTTAGGCTACCGCATTATGGGGGGCTTGGTGTTGGGTGGGTTGATTGGATATTGGTTGGGGTAGTAATGGCAAAGTACGATTGGACAACAATAAAAACTCAATTCATTACTTCAGGCCTTAGCATTGAAGAATTTGCGAAACAAAATGCGATCTCCGTTGGAACCTTACGCAGACAAGTTTCTCAGGGTAAATGGATAGAAGAACGAGATCAGATTGAGATCGAAGTGAGATCTAAAGCTGTTGAGTATGTTGTTAATAATCGTGCGGCGAGATTAGCTAAGTTTGATGATGACTGTGTTGAACTAGCAGATGACTTCCGTAAGAAAGCGAAAGCGTTTTTACATCAAATTGACAGCCCTATGGCATTAAAAGCATTGACCGGGGCGATGAAAGATACTCAAGCTATGGCGAGATTGGCATTAGGAGCAAGCACAGAAAACACTGCTACAAAAGAAGTGTCTGATTTTACAGACTGGATTAAGGAATTGAATAATGAAAAAGGAACAGATTGAGCGACTTCGCAGGGAGTTTCTTGTTAATTTTCCTTTTTATTCAGCCAAATGTTTGAAGATTCGTACCAAGACAAAAGGCATACAACCCTTTGTATTGAACTCTGTGCAATTGGATTTAAATAGAAGAGTTGATGAGGCATTGCAATTAAAAGGGAGAGTTCGTTTTATTATTTTGAAGGCTCGCCAAATGGGGGTTAGTACTTATATCAATGCTAAGATTTATCATAAGACAACAACAAATATTGGTGTGAAGTCTATGGTACTTACGCATTTAGATAGCGCTACTCGTGAGCTATTTGAAATGACAAGACGTTATCAGAAGTATTGTCCTGATGAATTTAAACCAAAAGCAAGTCAAGATAGTGCGAATGAGTTGGTTTTTGCCGATCTTGATTCTGCGATGAAAACCGCAACCGCAGGAAGTAAGAATGTGGGGCACGGTTCAACATTACAATATTTGCATTGGTCTGAAGTTTCTCGCAGTAATAACCAAGCCGATATGACAACAGGTGTAATGCAAACCGTTCCTGAAGGTGATGGATCAATGATTTTTCTTGAAAGTACAGCTAATGGTACAGGAGAATATTTTCATCAAACGTGGCAAGAGGCTATTCGTGGCGAAAGTGAATTTATTCCGATTTTCTATCCTTGGACAGCAATGGAAGAATATAGAGCTGATTCAACTGGTGTTGAGTTTAGCAAGGAAGAATTAGATTACCAAGCATTATATGGTGTTGATGACGAGCAGTTAGCTTGGCGACAAGCTAAAATGCGGCAGTTCAAAGGTTCTCCAGAAGAAAAGCTTGCACTATTCCAAGAGCAATATCCTATCACACCTGAAGAGGCATTCCGTTCAAGCGGTAATTCTTTTATTAGTAAAAAAGCGGTTGCTGAAGCAAGAAAAGCCAATTTAGAACCTTATGGGGCTATTGTGTGTGGTGTCGATCCTGCTGCCGGTGGGAAAGACAGTACAGCGATAGTATTGCGCCAAGGGCAAAAAGTATTAAAAGCATGGCGATTTAAACATCCTGATTTGATGGCGATTGTTGGTCGTTGTGTTGATGTCATAAACGATTATCAAGTCGATATGATGTTTGTTGACTGTGTTGGTTTGGGGCTGGGGGTTTACTCTCGTTTGGCTGAACTTGGTTACAACGACAGAATAATGGAAGTGAAAGCAAGTAGGCGAGCTGATGAACCTGATGCCTATGTAAATAAACGTGCCGAGATGTGGGACAGAATGGCGCAGTGGCTCGAACGGGGGGCTGACATTCCGGATAACGACATTTTTGAAAGTGATTTGTTGATGTTATCTGCCGAGTATGATTCGAGCCGAAGATTAAAAATGCAGAGTAAAAAAGATATAGCGCATTCGCCTGACCTGGCAGATGCGCTATCTTTTACTTTCGCACTCAACCATGTTGTGCCTAAATCAGAACAGCCTGAAGAATATGAAGGATTGCGACGTGCGCCAACAAACGGAGGGAGTATGTTAAATGGCAACATTTAATCATGAAAAAATTGAAATGCCTGACAATGAAGATGAATTGGAAGAAGTCTATGATGAGTTGGCCGAGCGGGTAATGGGATGTTTCCGGCAAGCAAAAAGCTATCGTTCATCATTGCAGATACAGGGGAAAACGGTTGATGATTGGATCAGAAGACTCAATGATGCCTACCATAAAATTCACGATGGTGAGGAATTAGCTAGTCGCAAGAATATGCGCTCTTATTTTGGTTTAATCCAGATAAAAATCAATATGGTCGCCAGTTATATGCGATCTAAATATGCCAGTCCAACCAATCCTCCCTTTAATATTACACCGACACCGATTGTAGAGTTGCCTGAAAATAAAAAGGATCAGGGTCTTGAGCGGGTAAAAGCGGCATTATTAAATCGAATGATTGAAAGTGGACTGCCACCTGAAGCCTTATTAGGTGATGATGGTTTTTTATTACCTAAAATAGCGAAGTTTATTGAAGATCAAAGTAAAGAAGCAAAGGCATTACTACGGCAAGAAGAATTGCAAATCGCAAGTGATGCGACGGCTAAGATGATGACGTTAATCAAAGATCAGTTGGTCGAAAACAATTTTTCTCAAACATTAAGCGAATCGTTATTTGATATTGCATTAATGCCGGTCATGGTGATTGGTTATGACAATCAAGCCGTGGTGGATTATCAGTGGCAGAAAAACAAGTATGTGAAGAAAACGGTTATTCGTCCAACATTCCGACGTATCAATCCAATTAATGCTTTCTTCGCACCCGATGCAACCAATGCACAAGACGGCTCATTTTTCATCGAATTAACCAAGCGAACCAAAGCACAGTTATCATCTTTCTTGGGTAAAGAGGAGTTGGGCTACAATGATGAGGCATTAAGATGTGTCATCAATACCGGCGATGCCAAATGGCTTGGATTTGATACTGATAATAAAGGTGTGCTGGATTATATGTTAGTTGATGACGAAATCCATACATTACGTTGTCAGATGTTAATTCAAGGGAAAGACTTAATTGATTATGGCGTATCATCAATCAAAGAAAGTGATGCAGATGACTATTTTAACGCTGATATTGAAGTTTGTGATGGTCGTGTGATCCGTTGTCAAATTGTGGCACACCCGAAAGGTGAGCGTACATACTTTAGTGCAAGTTATAAACGCATTGCCGGTGAGCCTTACGGCATATCGGTAGGGATGATGATTTATGACAGACAACAATCGATCAATCGCACGCAATATTCAATGTTGCTTAATGCGGTGTATGCCGCAGGGCCAATGATTGAAGTCGATGCGGATAAATTTAGCGATCCCTCTCAAATCACTTTTGAACCTTTTAGTCGTGTTAATTCAAATCCAACCAAAGAAAATAATGCTCGTGGTATTACGCAGCACAGCATACCACTGACATTCCCTCAGTTATTCAACTTTATGACGAACGAAATCCGCCTTGGTGATGATGAGTGTGGATTACCGTCGTTCCTGAATGGCAACGCAGGGTTACAAGGTGCAGGGCAAACCTTAGGTGGTTTAGCAATGATGACGGATAACGCAGTCCTTGGATTGGAAGATTGTGCATTTAACATTGATGAATATTTTATTAGCCCTGCAATTACGTTGATGTATGCCCATAACTTATTGGGTGATGACGACAGCGTAAAAGCGGATGCGAAAATTACACCAACCGGTCTTTTGGGCTTAAAGACTGAGTTGAACAAGGCGAAAGAACTTGCCGGACTTGTACCGCAAGCAAGTCAATTCGCACAACAAGGGCTTGTACCACAGCAAATGATTTCCGATATGGTACGAGATTATTTTAAATCAGCAGGGATTGATACTGACCGCTATATGTTAAGTAACGGCGTACAGTCTGACCTGAATAACGCTCAAATGGCAAGCCAAACGAGCGGATTAGATGGACGGAGTTTAAGGATGATGTGATGAAAATTGATTTAGATGAAGTCAAACAAGGCGACCAAATATGGCACGACAGATATGGCTACGGCATTGTACAGCGTGTTCAATCCGGTACTTGTGATGTGAAATTTAACGAGTCCACTCAAGTGCTGACCTTTACTGAAGGCGGTTACTCCGGTGGACTTAAAGTTTTATGGTGGCAAAGACCTATCGCCTTTACACCTCGTAAAGGGCAGGATTACAGCAAATTTCACGATTTAGTCGCCATATTATTTGACAACTTATACGGAGGTGGAAAATGACAAGTTGCGATCCAAATGTGCTTACTGTGATTTCACCTGATGTTGTCGATGTGCAAGGTTTCGCCGTTAAAAATGCGGTTCGTATAACCGCTTATGGTTTGACAAATGAAGATACCGTAACTTTCCAACGTGTGCATTATTGCAGTTCGCAGCCACGCTTTGATCGTAATGGTTGTGCATTGATAAAACCAAGTGAACGTGAATTAAGTTCAGCCGTTGAATATCAAATTGGAAACTGCGCACCAAGTCTTACACCTGAACGAAACAGCTTAATCATTCCCTACGCAGGCAATTACATGCCGGTTGTGAATGGAAACCCAACAGATTTAATCGTGGAAGTGGAAGCGATTAATTTGCGTGATTTTAGTGATAAAGAGCTTGGTATTGAACCTTGCGGGTTTTGTTTAGATAAAACATGGGAAACCACAGGAGCGGAACGTTGTAATCAGCATTTTGTTGAACAAGAAGAAATTTCTCATTGTGGAAACATTCGTTGGACACGCACTAAAAAACGTTGTGGATATTATGCCAGTGTACCTATTCCTATCACATTAGATGAGGGGGATTGTTGTGGTTCACGGTTTATGGGGTATTTATTTCATCCTGACGAAACAAGAGATCCTGATGCGACTGTTGAAATTACAGATTGTGAAGGGAAGCTACATGGCTATGCCTATCCACAAGCCGGTGACGGCCATACGTTACCCATTGAAGAATGTGATGGAAATATTATTGGCTATGCCGTCAATAATTCTGCAACGGCCCCACAACAATTGGAGTGTAAATAATGGCAAGCAAACCTATTTACCAAGAAAAATTGGCACAACTTGGTTGCTGTAGTGGTGGCTCAGATGATGGAAATCTATCTGAACAGTTAGCCGAACTACAGAAAAAAATTGAAAATCAATCTGAGCAGATTAAAGAATTGCAAAATGCCTTATCTGAAAAGATTGATAAATCAAGCCTGATAACGGTGCACTCATTAGAAGATGAAGCGTTATTCAAGGCATTACCATTAGATAATGAATAAGGAAAAACGATGTCAGAAATTAAAATTCGTGTATCTACACACGACTATGACACAACAGATATTAACTTGTCCCGTGATGAAACAAAGCTAAAGGTTTCATTAGGCGAGAAAAAGGCTGAAATTGATATTGCCGAGTTTATTCCTGCTACGATGGCAGATCGTTTTTTAGCAGAAGCAACCTATGATGAAGTGACAAAAGCGCTTATTTTAACAACTCGCAAAGAGGGCGAAGAAGACAACGCGTTTCGTATTCCTATTGGAGATATTTTTAAATCTGAAAAAGATATTATTCAGGTTTATAAACTAAAATCTGATGCGCCTGATGGAAAACTCCAAGCTGTTCCTTTTGAAGTCCCATCTGAATTAATGGGTAAACCAGTATATATTACTATTCATAGAATTAGTTATTATGGACAAAAATGGATTACACAACCTAATAATCATAATAAAAAATTTACTCTGGCATTATCCGTAGAAGATGTAAAAGATATTGTTGATATGATGGATACAGGTGTTTTAGTTAAAGGTAATAATTATGAACATAGAACTTTTGTTATCTATACCCCGGTAGAAGTAAAAGAAATTGAAGTAGAGTATGTAGCTACCCCTGCCAGTGTTACACTCGAAGAAACGGCAAGTGGTATTCATTTTACGTTAGCTGGTGTTGAAAATAGTTTAGATATATTTAATGTGGATAACAATTTCCCTTTAAATAACATTAACTACAATAATCAATTAACTGATTCTAATTTAACTGCCACAGAAGTTATTTCATATGGTACAGGTTATATTGCTAAATACGTATCAACAAACACGTTAATGAGTTTCGCTGATAATATTCATTTTACTTTTGAAATTCCTCAAGAAATGGGCAATGAAACCATTTCATTAACACTACCTATGGTCAGTGAAAATGATGGTTTCCGCACCTTTAAAGTTGAAGCTGAAACTTTTGATGAATTGAAAGAAAAATACAAAACGCCGGAATAAGTAACGACATATAAGCAATCGCCCCTAATTAGGGGCTTTTTTATAGGAGAAAAATATGGCATTTGTAACTTGTCGCCAATTTAAGACTTCGCAAGAAGAACAAGATAAAAAAGCGATTTTTGCTGAAGACTCGCTACTAGATAAATCTAGCGGTGAAGGTGGCGGAAAAGTAACTATTGAAAAAATTAAAGAAGCTATTGCCGGTGATGTTGAGGTTGCTGTTAAACATAAATCAGGCATTACCGGAAAGGGCTCAAAAAATGACCCTTTGTCACTCAATCTAGGTAGTTCAATAAAGGTAAGTGATGAGGGTAAGGTTGAAGTTGCTGCTGATAAGGTCGCTAATATTCGCTTGGTCGATGCAAGCGGCGCTCGTGTGTTAGGTAGAATTGTAGGAGCATAGCATGGCAGAAATCCACAAAAAAGGCGATGGAAAAGAGACCACTAACGGCGATATCCCAGTAGTCGCACCGATTAATATAGGGAAAGGCATTAAGTGGAATGCCGGTACAAAGCAGTATGATGTTTCTATTGCAGAAAATCAGCCGATTCACGTTAATGATAATGGTGATCTTGAGGTGCGAGTGAGTAACCTTGAAGATAACTTATTACGAGTTCTTGATGGTAAACTTTATTATGGTACAAAACCCCGTGCGGAATTGGCGGATCTTTACGTTGATGCAGTGGATGGTGTAGATCAAGACCCATTAAAAGTTAAAGGTGCCGGCACACGAGCTAACCCTTTGCGTACATTTAAATATGCAGCGATGTTAGCGGAGAAAGGTACTGCTAGGAGGGTCCATTTGAAAGAAAATCAAGATCATTATGTTTATCAATCACAATATTTTCAGATTAAATCAGGTGGATTAAGTGTGTATGCTTATGGTGAAACATTCGATGGGTTTATCAGAGAAGAACACGGTAATGGCTTGTTAGCAGCTATAAAATTGATTAATAGCCAATTAGAGCCTCGTTTAGTTTTACAAGGAGCTAACATACAACCATACAAAGATTCTACTCAAGACTTTGATCGATTAAATATATCAGTGTTTACCACCGATAGTAATACCTATTTATTGTTTGAAGGTGTCCGTTTAGTGAATGACTTAGGGTTTAATTTCAACGTTTCTGTTCGTAGAATGAATAATGCAGAAGGTGGAATTCGAGATGTTAATGTAAACCCTTTCCGAATAATATTAGGGAGTAATAGTCGATTAAGCCTCATTCATACACGTGTAACCACTATTGGTAGTCCTAACATCACTGGTGACGTGGAGGAAACTACTGAACTAATGCGATTGGGGAATTTGAAAGAAAAAGACTCTCGTGGTTTGTATTTAACAAGTTTCTTCTATGGGTTAGGGTTAGATATAAATATAAACGGTTTACGCATTGATACCGCAGAATGTTACTTGTATGGGACTCAAGGTTGGAGTTCTATTTACGGTTCGGACACCACGGTGAATACCCAAAGCTTGTCTGGTATCACAGATGTAACTAAACGTATATACAATACCCGCTTTGACAAACTCGCAGAGGGTGTAGAACAAATTATTGTACCTACCACCACGATACCAACATCATATTGGAAATTTTAATTTTTTATAACCCGTGCGGCTGTAATAAGTTGCACAAACAACTGGGGATAAAATGAGTTTTTTTAATTTCAACGATCTCGCTAAATCTTGGTCTGTTCAAGTGCTAACAGCAACAACTGCACTTGCAACCATTGATTTTTCTACAACTTGGATTGATAACCTCCTTCCAGAGCAACATAAACCCTTAGTTTATGCTGTTCTTGGTGCTATCGGTTTAATTGTACGGGCAATCAAACAACCAAGTTTATCGAAATAACCAAACAAAACAGGTGGTGTATGGGCAATATCCGAACCCACAGCCACATCAAAACCGCACAAACTCAATCAAATACCGAACCACGTTTCACACTCAACGAACTTTTCCCGACATCAACGAATATTGACGTCCGCAAATATCCCAAACGGGTCATTGCATGGGGGCTTATTGGCGATGAAACAGTCTCGGTACATATTGCAAGGGCCCAGTCATTAGGTCATCCAAACTGGACGTTAACGGATGATTGTTGTCCTTGTCCGATTGAGCCAAGTGCGGTGGCGAATGTGCAGCATATGCCGTATAAAAAATGTAAGCAAGAAGTGGTACTCACCGCAGATGAGCCGACATTGCATATTGATGATGCCGGCACCTATTACTTTGAATATCACGGCAAAAATCAGGTGATTATCGATCACTATGACGATCCTGTCATACCTAAAAACAGATTATGCGACTGAGACTGATAAAAGTGCGGTCGTTTTTTTCATCAAAAATAAGGAGAAAGCGAATGAGCTATACCCCATTAAAAGAACGTGAAAACGTTAAAAAGCGAAATGAAGGTAATAATGGCGTCCGTTATACGGATTCTACTGCAAAAGTCGCCGGTATTATTCACGGTGGCATGATGCCTTCTGCCGGCAAAGGTAGTAAACGTGGCTGCAGTAGCTGTGGCAAATAATGAAATTAGCTGATTTACCGTTATGGGTGCAAATGTGTTCGCCCACCAGTTCACAAGAACTGACCGAACTGCGCATTAGCCTCTCACATAACGAACAACTCAAATTAGCGCTTGAACGATTCCTGCACGCCCAATGGTGTGTGTTAAACAGTAAGGCAAGAAAAGAGTTAGCTGAAGATATCCGTATGGAGTATCAACAGGCAGCTTATGTCATTGCTGAAATAACAGGAATGATTTTCGGGCCTGACAAACCTAAACAGACAACGGGAATGCTACCAAGGGTGTAGTGTTTAACGCTCAATACAAGCGGTAAGTTCTGAAAAGACTTGCCGCTTTTTTATTTCCACTCTTTAAGGAAAGACTCATGGAACAAAATACTCAACCAAAATATGGCAAACATATTCCGACCTATTTACAAGCAGATTTAACCAAAGCACATCAAGCAAAGGCGGCAAAACCTAACGAAGCGCCCAAGAATGATGAGACGCAGGTGGATCAAAAATCGGAAAACCAATTCACCGAGACCACGACAGAAACATCACAAGCGCAAGGCGAACCACAGTCTAAACAAGAGCAAACTGTGCCTCATTCGACATCCGAACAGGATATTGCGAAAACAGATAATGATGTGAATGCGTGGAAAGGTCGATTGAAAAAGGAACAGGCTGAACGTCAAAACTTAAATGCCCGTCTTATTGAAGAAGCGGAAGCAAGAGAACGTGCTGAAAGACGGGTGCGTGAGCTTGAATCTGCACAACATCAGCAAACAAATCAAGCTGCGACAACAACACAATCAGACCCTAACGGCTTATCTGATACGGAGTTGCAAGAGTTGAGGATGTTTAATCCTGATTTGTATCTCAAGGTGAAAAATGCTCAAGATGCCTCAAAAGCACAATCAACAGCCACTACGCCAACCAGTGCCGATACGCCATCAACAACGAACACACAAGCCCAAACTCAGACTGCTCAACCGAGTATGACTGAGCGTGATCGTATTTGGTATGCCGAAGTGCAACGTGAAATTCCTGAAGTTCAAGGATTACTTGGCGATTCTAAATTTGTGGAGTTTGCACAGGGGAAAGCAGATTGGACGGGTGCTAATGGCTTAGATCTGATTCAAAAAGCGGGGGCAAATAAAGATGTTCGCTTGATTCCGGTTATTCGCAATTTATTGGATGAGTACAAACAATCACAAGTATCTACGCCTGCAACCGTTACCGTCGCACCACAAAAAACCGCCACGGTAAAAGCAAAGGTAAATACTCCGAAAGCAATGACCGAAAAGGATGAGGCTCACGCAGAGATGTTGGCCCGACAGGGAAAAACAAAAGAGCTGCGTGAGTTTTTAACTCAATTTAAAAAATAGAAGGATTTTTTATGGCTAAAAATATGCGTGCCGCCGACTTAGGCGGTGCAACAGAAGGATTGTATATTCCTGATTATGCCACACAGATTGTGATTTCTGAAATGCACAATTGTTCTGCATTATCACGAATCGTCAATCCAAAACACAATATTGTTGAATTAGGCTTAAACTGTGCACCGGTTGCCCATTACACCATTATGGATAACATTGAAGTGGGCGATTTCACAGACAGTGCTTGGAACGGTGAAACTTGGGAGCCTGACAATCCATTCCGTAGCGGTGAAATTCGCTTATGTCAAAGCGTACCGCTTAAAAAGAAATTCTCCCGTGAAGAAGCCACATTAATGTGCCATAACTGGGAAACATTCCAAGACGGTTATGAAACAGCGGTTGGGCGTGCGTTACGTGATTTAACAGAGCGTTACGGTTTTGCGGTATTGGTTGCCTCTGCTCATCCGCTTTCACGTGGTGTGCGTGCCGGTGCATTAAGTGGGAATATCCACTTAGGTGATACCGAAAACCCATTAGTCATCAGCAAAGGTGGCGATATTCGGGCAATGGATGTGCTGCAATCAATGGAACAAACCTTGCAAGAAAATGGCGTAACCTGTGGTGGTAATGCACTGAAAATTGTGGCAAGTCCGGCATTCTATTCTCGCATTCGTGGAGAACAGTCCAGTCTTGGTGCGGGTTGCTGCTTACCGGATAATCCCATCGTAACCGGTATGTTACACCCGGTGTTAGGGATGGAAGTCTATTCCTCTTTACATATGCCACGCTACCGTCGTCCTGACGGCAAAGTGGTGGAATATGTGTTGATGGTCGATCCTGAAAATATCGCCGCACCAAGCCGTTTAGATTATCTTGAATGGCAAACCGTATTGAACGATATTTACTTAGTCGGTAACTATCGCTTCGATGTAGCAGCATTAAGTAACAAATCGATCGCCGTTGCAGCGGTTGTCGTGGAGGGTTAATTATTATGGCGATTTATAATTTATTCCGTGGGGGCTATGCGGTTGAATTTGGTAAACCTTGCCGTGATTGTGGTGCAGTGGATGAGAATCAGCTCCCGATTACCGCACAGCCTGATAACCGTGTGGACGGTGCTTATGGTAACCGTGATAAAGTGGAATGGAAAAGCTTAATGCGTTTGTTGTTCCAACGTTACGGCAAAGCAGTGGAAGATCTTGAGGTGGGGGATAAACTGCGAGTGTTCTTAAACCCAAACCATTCCGATGTAAAATCGATTTTCATTGATTTTCGTGAACCGGTCGCAGGTTTTCAGTTTGATTTAACCACTGTCAATGGCACCGATCTTACCGGTAAAGTTCGCAAAGCAACCTACGCTGAAAATGGTGGTGTAGAAACGACCGAAACAGCAGACGCATTTGACACGGCAGAAACCGCTCAAGTGGAAGAGCGTACCCAATGGGTTATTCAGCCTACTGATGGTTATAATGCCAAGGTCGATGTAATTGAGCTTGAAATCAAAGCCTTGCCAAAAGACAAAGCAAGTTTAAATAACTTAGTGATGTTACTGGCCCGCCGCTTTGAACAAGAAGGCTATATGATGTAACCCAATGCCCCGGTCAATGAACCGGGGTTTTTATTTTAAAGGAACAGACAATGACACAACCTCAAAAACAAGTATTTGTTTCAGCCATTAACGGTACAAAATTTGATGTGCAAAATGCTTTAACCGCAAGTCTTCTTTCCAAAAATGAAAAGAAAGAAATTGTTCACCTTCACCGTATTTCCGCAAAAGCAGGAAGCGTTAAACAAGGTAAAGGCAAATCCACAACAGACGATAACGAACAGGAAATTAGCTAATGAAAGCCGCAGATTTTATTCTGCGTGTTCGGTTCGATTACAATGATGTTGATGCAGATCGCATTGAAGATCCGCTTATTTTGGATTATCTCAATGAGGCCATGGCAGAAATATTCAAACTTAATCCGGCTCGGTTCATAAAAACGATCGTGGCGAAACTGGACGATAGCGACCTACAGCAACCCTGTTGTTGTGATTTGCTTTATTCAGTGGATGCAATTACTGATGCGCATGGCAATTTTATTGCGGAACTAAAGGAAGTGGATGATGCTGCTCAGAGCGCATTTGGTAAACGCAATTGTTCTAATCGAAAAACGGATGCACGCAGTTACAGCAAGGTAGCCAATACAGACAATCAATTCACGGTAAAACCGCCGGTTAGCCCGAATGAAACAGTCTATGCCAGAATGACTTGTGCGGTAAAACCTACGCCAATAAAAGCAGGAGATGAGCTTGATGAAATCGTTACGGAAAACTATGCGACATTGGTGGATTATGTGTTGCATCGCTTATTTGGTGCGGAAACAGAAAGTGCAACATCGCAACAGAAATCTTCGTATCACTACAAGCAGTTCTTAGACAATGTATTGCTAAAAGAACAAATTCGAGTTGCATTTACCCGTGGTGTTAATGCTCAGGTGTCAGGAGGTAAGAAATGAGTTGCGGTTGCTTAAAGCCTCGATGTGGCTCACAACCGATAACACAATTTTGGTGTGACAATGATGGCCGAGATGTGGAATTTATTTCACTTACCGAGTTTCTACCTCGAGTTACTCTGATTGCTAAAGGTGTACCGGATGATGTGGCATTAGAGTATTTACGCCAGTCTGCTCAAACCTTAGCAAGAGATAGTCGGCTATTAAAACGTGAATTACGTTTAGATGTGCAAGCCGGTGTGCGTGATTATTATCTTGATAATGGTGATCATGAACAGGTGCATTATGTCGATAAAGTGGCGCTAAAGAGCGGTCAAATTTCACTGTGTTTTTGCAAGGATGCTTTTGATTTTGAACCAAACGACAAAATCATTCTGCATAACACCCCAAAAGCCGATAAAGAAAATCAGCTTTATATCCGTTATTTCGCTATGCCGACACAAAGTGCCTGTGAAGTGGATAAGCTTTTATTCGACCGCTATCACGATGTTGTCGTGAATGGGGCATTAGCGAATTTGTTGTTAATGCGACAGTATGCCTTTGCCGATCCACAGATGGCGATGTTCTACGAAACACGTTTTAAACAAGGGATGGCACAGGCAAAAATTGATGTTATGCAACATTTTGAAACGGGCAAACATTCTATTGCGTATAAAGGGAGGATTTAATGACCTGTAAAGTGATTGAAAAATGCAAAAAGTGTCAATGCTGCAAAGACAAAGATGAAGGGCTTGCCAGTCAAATTAGCGTGCCACGCCCAACGGAACGAGTGATTGAGCGTGAAATTGTAGAACTGGCAACCCGTTGTGAAGATTGTGGCTGTTCCGACCATAAGCCCGTTGGGGTGGAGTATGACAATGCCAACTAAAGATCCAAATTTATGGGCGATTATTGCCGCCTATATTCAATCAAACCTCAACGCCATTCACAGTTTTATGATGGCGTTTTTTATTGCCATTTTCCGCATTTGCTATATCGGCAAAGAGCGCAAGAAAACCCGAATGATCGCAGAAAGTATTCTTTGCGGATTAATTGCGGTTGCAAGCGAATCAGTGCTGGAATATATCGATGTGCCATCCAAGCTATCGGTTGCAATTGGGGCAATCGTGGCGTTACTAGGCATTGATAAAGTCCGAGCAATGGCGATTCGTTATTCAATTCAAGCTAAGGGGAGAAATAATGGGTAAGTTTCGATTTAGCCAACGAAGTCTGAATAATCTCAAAGGTGTTCATGCAGATTTGGTTAAAGTGGTTCGCAGAGCATTGGAAATTTCCGAGCTTGATTTTACCGTCATTGAAGGCGTACGCACAAAAGAACGACAAGCTCAATTATTTAAACATGGTGCAACCAAAACTATGAACAGTCGCCATTTAACCGGACACGCTGTTGATATTGTCCCTTATCCACTGGATTGGAATGATTTAGAGAAATTTGGAAAGCTTGCCAAAGCGATGTTCCAAGCCTCTAAAGAATTAAAAATTCCTATTCGTTGGGGAGGTGACTGGAATCGCAACGGCAGAAGTAATGACGAAAAGTTCTATGATGGTCCACATTTTGAATTACTGAAAGCGGTTTATCCGTAAAAGGACACTTATGCCTTCAATCAAACTCACTCAATTCGGCGGCATTGCAACACGGCAACGCCCGAACAATCTACATCAAGCAATGGCTCAGGTTGCCGAAGATGTGGATCTATCTCGTGGTACATTGCGACCATGGCGAACGGATAAAAAAGTTTCGGATAAAACAGGCAATTCAATCTTTGTAGATAAATGTTGCTATTTCGCAAGTGATCATTGCAAGGCTTCATTCTCACGCATTGATACAGATTGCTGTTATATCGTGGCAAGTGGTGTTAAGGATTATCCCGTTATTCAGCGTAAAGATAATGCCTGCAACGATAAGTGGAATCGATTGGGTTTTCCGGTTGAACTTAACGCACCCAATGCCCAATTCTTAGGGTCATTAAGCCAAGATTTTAACCAAGAGCTACGGCAATACATTTACACGCTCGTGGATGAATTTGGTTTTGAAAGTGCGCCAAGTTTACCGAGCGATCCCATTTATGTGCATAACGATCAATCGGTGGTGATCAGCGGACTGCCCACATCATTTCCGACTTATTCTATCGCAAAAGTGCGGTTGTATTGTGCGGTCACTCAGCTTGATTATGGTGAGCAAGTCAAAGATCAAAATGCCGAAGCACATTTCTTATTGGTTGATGAGGTGAGTTTTGGGACAGGCAGTTATGTTCATCAGGCCCATTCGGTTTATGGAGAAGAATGCTTAACGGAAGAATATGAGCCGCCGCACGAGTGTATGACCGACTTACAGTATTGTGGTAACGGTCAGCTGGGTGGGTTAGTGGGAACGGAGCTTTGGCTGTCCGAACCGTTAAAGCCCCACGCTTTTCCTGAAGCCTACCGCTATGGGCGTTTTAACGGCAAGCCAATCCGTTTTCTTTGTGGCGAGCGAGCAGGGTATATTTTAACGGACGAATACCCAGCCGTGATTGAAATGGAAAGCCCTTGCCAATCACAAGGTTGTCGCTATATCACGCAGTTAGAAGAACCGCTACCTATTATCTCGTATCAATCCGCTTGCCTGTATAACGGTGCTTGTTTTTATGCGACTAAAGATGGCTTAGTGATGCTTGCCGGCAATCAAGCAAAGGTAATAACGACCGCACTTTACACGAAAGACCAATGGCAAGCACTTGCCCCTTGGCAGATGATTGGTGTGGTGAATGATGGTTATTATTTTGGTTTTACTGACCGGATTTCCATCCGTTTTAAAGTACCTGATTCAATTCACGAAGAAGTGCAAATTGAACAATTAACCACTCTGACTATTAAGCCAAAGGCCGTTTATCGTAGCGACCAAGATGAATTGTTCTTTGCGGCGGATAATGGAATTTATCAATGGAATGCCGGGGATAATTGGAAAGCCTTTAGATGGCGTGGTCGTTTACATAATCTACCGCAATACATGGCGATGACGGCATATAAGGTTGTGCAAGATTATGAACCCAATCATGTTAAGCATATTGGCTATAAACGGCATCGAAGTGAAATGGTGCAAGATACGGTTGTACTTGGCGATAAAACCGTTATTGACAGCCGTCCACATCGTCTTAAAGCCGGTTATGCCACATTATTCTTTGATGTGGAAATCACAGGAAAAGGCGAAGTGTGGGAATATCACATTGCAACAAGTGTTGCAGAATTAGGATCTGAATAAATGAAATACCAAACAGAACGAATTGAAGATATTGCTCAGTCGCAAACCTTGTTGGCTGAGCTTTTTAGTTATGTCGGTGAGCATTACGATCAAAGCGCTCAATTACGCCCAGAATGGCTGCATTTTTTCCAAGTGTGGGCAGGGCAAACGCCATACACAAAAATCAAAGTATTTACAGCAAGGGAGGAAGGGAAAATCAAAGGTTGCGTAATGGCCCTTGTGTTGGATAACCCATTATTTGTAACCAAACCCTTTATCCAACGTTTTATTGACTTAACGCAAGGTGATAAAGACTTTGATGATTATGTGAATGTCATTCTAGATAGCATGTAAGGTGAATTATGGCAACAAGAGAGCAACTAGAGCAAGCATTACAAGATCCAAATGTTCGTAGATATTTAGATACAATTGCTTTTGCTGAGGGGGTGAAACATGGTTATAACACAACCTTTGGTAATGGACGGATAGAAGATCTTTCAAGACACCCAAATAAAATTTGGGGACGCACCGGTGATGGCGCAACGACTGCTACCGGGCGTTATCAGTTTATCGGATCAACTTGGAATAATCTTGCTAAGAAATATGGTTTAAATGATTTTGGTGCAAGAAACCAAGATTTAGGGGCGGTTGCTTTGATTGCTGAAAAAGGCGCTCTAAATGATGTGATGAGTGGCAATATTGATGCGGCAAACCGTAAATTAAGCAGCACTTGGGCCAGCCTTCCTTACAACAATAGCCCTCACCAAAGCCAAAGGTCAGCGGCTGAAATCTCTAAGTATTGGGCAAGTTTAGGCGGGGCAGACTATACACCGGTGGCTGGAGGGGATTATCAACAAAGTCAGAACGTAGCGTCATTTTTTCAACAACCGCAAAATATTGGCTCACAAATAGCCTCTATGTTTGCTCCACCTAAAGCAGATAATGCTTTTGCTAATTATGTTGAGCAGATGAATGGTAATTTTGACCAACTCAACCAATTTGAGCCTGAACAACCCAAAATCAGTAACCGGCAAAAATATCAGCAACAATTAGCCGATGCTTTTGGTATTGCGCCACAGGTAGGAAATGGATTCCCGGATTATATTGGTGATATGGTGAGAAGTATTTACGACCAAACAGCATAGTTTAAACGAACAAAAAAACAAACCCCGAAAGCGGCAAACTTTCGGGGTTTTTTCATTCCAATTAAATCCACCTTAAAAGGAACAAAATCCGGATGGATTCTGACATAGTAAATTTTTTAAACAAGTTTTTAACGGGCTTAAAATTGAGAGGCAATATGAGTGAACAAGGTACAGATGAAGCAGGAAAAGATATTTCTTTTGGCATTAAGTTTTTCTTTTGCTGTGGGGGACTTGCCATTTTTATTATGGCATTAGCCTTTTCTTACTACCTAATTAAATAAGGAAACACAATGGCAATCTCAGACATTAACAAAATGATGGCAATGTACACACAGCCAACAGAGTTCGATCAAAATGCTTGGAAAACAGCATTTGATATTTCAAATGCGTTTACCAATGCAAACAACGATCGAACATTAGCAGACGAAAACGCACGGAAACTCCGTGAAAATCTCGCCACAGAAGATTGGCGAACGGCATATCAAAAGGCAGATTTCTTAGATCGTGAAAATTTAGCGAATTGGAATGTAACGACCCGTGATGCGACCCAGAAGGGAACAATTGATTTTACCAATGCACAAAATCAAGCGAATACGGCGGCTCAAAATAATGCTTATATGCAACACAATGCGATAGCGGATAGTTGGAGAATGATTACCGATGCGGTTCAAGCCAATGGTGGGCGAATGCCGACGCAAGAAGAATTATTCAATATTGCGAGAACAAATCCTAATATTAACCCGGCATTATTTGCAAATGTAGCAAGTCAATATCAGAATTGGGCGGCTAATCAAGCAAGAATGTTAGCGCCGGTAAATCCAAAAGTTGCATCTCAGTATAATGTCTTAGGTGGTATTACACCTAATATGTTGGATAATAATGGCAATGTAGTAAATTTTAATTCAGGTGAAATATTAGGTGCGTTACCAAAAGGATTAGACCCGGCAGTTTTTGCCACAGGTGGTGCTAATACTGGATCTCAAGAGTTGACTTGGCAGCAAAAGCAAGACTATCAGCAAGAACAAACAGTACTGAATAATCTTCAACGTGATATCGGTAAATTGATGAATTTAGAGGGTATGATTACGGATAATTCTGATAATACCGGAAAAGTAGTTAATCAAACGATCTTTAATCAACAAATAGCTAACCTTGCTAATATTTATCAAAACAATCCTAGAGCATTGCAAGCAATTCGTAATTATGCAAATGAAGCTGCTCGTCAAAACGGTTGGTATGTAAAATCACAGTAAAAGAAAATTTATCATTTTGAACCCCCAGTTGTGAAAAGCAACTGGGGTTTTTTGTTTAGTAAAATACCCCTGGAGTAATTATGAGCCACAATAATACCAGTGACTATTTCGATAGTATTGTAGGACTAAATTCTCAGCCAACAAAACAAGGCAGTGATTATTTTGATACGATTTTATCAACAGTTAAAAATACTCGCCAAGATGTAACAGGAATGGGTCAAAAGTATGCTGATCAATTTAATCAGCAGGTGGATGGGTTTACTCAAGCTTCACCAGTCCAAAAATTCCAAGCTTTTGAAAAGTATGGATCACAGCTTAAAGATCATCTTTCGTCACAAGGATATACCGGAGAACAAATTGCTAAAGTCTTTGGGGAATTTTCTACCAATGCTGATCCACGCAATAAAACAAGTGCATTTGAGTACTATGTCGGTGATCGTGGCAATGAAGTAATGATTGGCACAGGAAATCTCGTGAGCGATGCACTTGCAGCTGTACCGGAATCTATCCCTGTATTAGGTCAATGGGCGGATAACGCTGAAAAATATGTTAAAGATGTAACAAAGGCTTGGAAAGATGATTTAAGCGTTAAAAATCAAATTAATACTCATTTGGGAGAAAAAGAATATCAAAACAAACTTGCTAATGGCTCTGATGAATTTACGGCAACGTTGCACAGTATTAAAGAAAACCCAATGCAAGTTACATCATTAATTACGGAACAAACACCTCAATTTATTCTAGGTGGATTGGGTAAGCTAGGGCTAGGGGCAGTAAATATAGCTGGTGCTGCTGGACGAAGCCGTAATAATGTTGAAGAAGCTTATGATAAGACTTTCAAAGAAAATCCTGAGCAATTATTAAAATTGCCTGAAATCCAAGAGCGTATGGCCCAGGGAATGACTTTTGAACAAGCTGTTAATGATGCTAAATTAGACATTTCAGATAATTGGAAAACTATTCTCGCTGGTGCGGCTATCGGCGCAACAGAAATGTTTACGCCATTAGGAAAAATAGGACAAGGCATAAATCGTGGTGTACTCAAAACATTAGGTAAAGAAGTCGGTCAAGAGGCATTACAAGAAGGTGCTGAACAATTAAATAGCAACCTTGCTGCGGGGGAAATTGAGGGTAAAACAAAAGCATTTGATGATGTTATTCGTAATGCAACATTAGGTGCTATTGGTGGATTAGGCACGGGGATTCCAACGGCTATTGAAGCTGGACTTAATAGAAATAATCTAACCGAACAACAAAGTAGCGATAAAACTATTGATGATTTGGCTAATAGCACCCCATCTGAACCTCAACCAACACAGCCAAAATCACCAGTAAACGGCAATGTATTAGAAAGTGTATTGGTAGGTTATCAGTCTGATGAAGCACGTTTTGACGAACTTTATAGCGAGCTGAAATCCGATATTGAAGATGGCAGATTACAACTGCGTTTAAATGAAAGCGATCGTGAATATGCCGACTTAGCCCGAGCTTATCTTGAGCAAACAGGGCAAATGTCACCAGCAGATTTTACAGCCGATAGCCAAGGCAACGTGCAGAATAACGGGGTTCAGGCGGAACAAAGTGCGGTTGAAAATGAGCAAGTTTTTGCCGATGCCGAAGTTCAGACGATTGAACCGGGGCAAGAAACTACGCAACCTGTATTTGATGAAGAGCGCTTGGAACAATATCGCCAAGCATCACAGGATATAGTGTCAGCCTATCAACGTGGTGATATTACGGAAAGAGAAGTAAATTCCCGTTATGCCGAGATAATTCAGCGTTATCCTGAACACCAACAACTCGCACAAGAGTTATATCGCAGACAGCAAGAAGATCAAGAACAGCAAGTGCTTTACTCTCGTTCACCAATAAAATCGGTAGAAGCCAATATTAAACGTGGTCGTGAAGCAATGAATACTGCTATTACAGAACGTAGAACTGTACACCGTGCGATGTTCAACCACGATTTAGACGGTTGGGTAGATTTTGAATGGGGCGATGTAGGTAGAATGTTACCTAATGGTAAAACTAAAGGTGCGATGGGTATCAGCCATATCATTGATAAACGGATGAAAGTTGATGGTATGAGTGAGCAAAATGTTACACGTTTTTTAGTTCAAGATGTAACAGAAACCATCGCAAAAGGGAAAGTTTCAAGAGAAAATACCTTTGGGAAGAGCCGAACAGTTGAGCTTGTTTATAATGGTAATGAGGTAAGGGTAACAAAAAAAGAAGGCAATAATGCGTGGATTGTAACAGGTTTTAAACAATTCCAACCGATGAATCAGAGCAGGGGTGCGACCACTTCTGACCTACGCACTAACAGTCCTATACGTTCTCGTACTGAAATGGGAGCGGTTGGTACAGATAATGTACAACAATCTACCCAGCAACGCAACGACCAAATACAACAAGACCAACAAGCCCTATCACGCCTTTTAGGCGAGGAAACCGCCTCACATATTCAGGTGGTTGATCGCAATACGGTGCGGTCACCGAAAGGTAAAACCATTGAAAGCCTAAAAAATGTAGAGGGTTGGTATGATCGTTCAACTCAAAAAGCCTATATTTACAGCGATGGCATCACGGAAGCCTTTGGATTAAGCCGTGATGAACGCTTGGCTTGGGTAGCTTGGCACGAGTTGGCGCACGCAGGTGTGCGGGTGAAATATGGTGATGTGCTTACCCGTATTTTAGCCGGGGCATCGGAAAATACAGTGGTAAAAGTGATTGCTCGAAAAATCCAACAAGATCGTGGCGATATTTCTTACCCTGTTGCGGTGGAAGAAGCGTTGGTGGAAATCTATGCGGCATATGAAACCGGAAACTGGGCAGCATTAGAAAACCGTTACAAAACCAAAATTCACGAAAGCTATAAGCAAGGTAAAAATAGCGTTGCCGATCATCTTACGCAGATAGCCAACTATATTCGTAAGTTAATGAATTTAATTTTCCGCAATCCTAAATTTACCGAAAAAATGACGACCGCAGATGTGTTTAACACATTATCCGGCATCAAAGAGGGGATTAATACGATTGCCTCTTCTCAGCAAGAGCAGGTAACGCAAGATGATGTTCGTTACAGCTTGAATGAAAATGCCGATTCTGACTTTGCGAAAGCGGTGGATACCGTTTCTAAAGGTGGAAAACCGTCTAAGCAATATATACCTATGGGAACAACCCCTAATGTTTTAAAAATGCTAGGTATTGCCGATACAAAAGTTTTGATTAACCGTGATGTTTTGAGCAAGGTTATGGGGAATAAACATAACGTTACCGCAGAAACATTGAAACAGTTGCCACAACAAATCAATGATCCTGTGGCAGTTATGCGTTCAGCACCACAAGCGACTCAGACCGGTTACGTTGTCTTAACAGAATTGGTGGAAGAAAATGCCTTAACTGGTGAGAATGAACCTGTCATTAGTGCATTGCATTTGAAATCAACAAAAGATGGCATTGAGGTATTAAATATTGCAAGTGTTTATGGTAAGAATTTGCGTGGTATGCAGAATATGCTCAACCACGATTTGCTATATTGGCATAAAGAAAAAGGCTCACAGTTTATTGAATCTTTCGGGCTCCAATTGCCCTCAAAAATCGATTCAAAAACGATGAGCCAATCTGAGAGCAATATTAAAACCGAAACCGATCTAAGTCAATATCAATCTGAAAATGCAGATGGTGAGGTGAGTGATTCTGATCTTTCAAAACAAGCATACCAACAAGCGAAAGAAGAAGGTAAAACGGAATTAACTTTCAAACAATGGAAACAAGTGCGTTCACCGGAGTTTAAACGTTGGTTTGGTGATTGGGAAAACGATCCAGCGAATGCCTCTAAGGTTATCAATCCAAAAACAGGTGAGCCGTTGGTGGTGTACCATGGTAGTAAAAATAAGTTCTTCATTTTTGATAAAGATAGACAGGGTGTTGGTTGGTTAGCAAAAGGTTTTTATTTCTCACCAAATAAAGAGCACGCAAAATATTATGGACGTAGTGTTAAAGCTACTTTTTTGAATGCTCGCAATCCATTTTTAACAAAAGGAAAAGATAATACTTATTCTGAAGTTAAAGAAAAATATTCTCCTGATGAACCGTTAGTATCCGATTTTACTGATATTCTTGTAGAGAATGGACATGATGGAGCATTTATCGATCATTGGGACATAGGGGAAATCTATACTGTTTTTGAACCTAACCAAATCAAATCTGCAACAGACAATAACGGAAACTTTGATCCGAATGAGGAAGATATTCGTTATTCCGTAAAACAGTCAGTCGATAATCTTGCAAAAACCGGTAAAGCTGAACGTGAAGCAAAACAACTCTCAAAACTCCGCACGTTTAATGGGTTTAAATCCCTTGTTAAAGAGGTGGGTGGTTGGCTTGATGAACGTATTGCAGATGGCTTGCGCCCGGTTAATGATTGGATTGATACATTCAAAGAAAGTGGTATTGCAGAACACGAAGCAGAGCGCTTGAAAGATGATATGTATCGGGCCAAAGGTGTGCGTGATGCATTAAATACGGAAATCGAGCAGGAATATCTTAACCCGATCATCAAGAAAGTGGCAGAAATTGCCAAAGCCTATAAACTTGATGAATTGAGTGCTAAACGTTTGGCGGGGTATTGGATTTCCGGTCGCTACGCTATTGAGAAAAACAACAGCTTACTCAAACAGGAACATCAAGCGATGTTAGATGCAGAGAAAGCGTTGAATGAGGCGAATGCGAATGGAAACGCAGAAGAGATCGCATTGGCGAACCGTGAATATCGCAAAGCAGAACGACAATATCGTTACCGTAAGCACGATGTGGAATTGGCTTTAGATTCTAATGAAGATTTTAAAGTGGGTACGGCAGGTGGTTGGTCGAATGCGGAAGCAGCTAACTTTATGCAAAATATTGAAAAGCATATTCCGAGAAAAGACTTAGAAACCTTGGCGGAGTTGGTTTATGACCTAAACCAAAAACGCCTTGATATTGATCACCAAGCAGGGCGTTACACTGAGGCGCAATACAATGAGTTCAAAGCGAACCGTCATTATGTTCCTTTAACAGGCAACCCTTATAGGTTAGGTGAAAGCACCAATGAGAAAATCCTTGATTCAATCAGTGGTGCCGGTTCTAATGCGTTAAACACATCAAAAGACCGCTCATTGAAAGGGCGTAAACTGTCTGAGGCAGAAGATGGCATTGATGCCTCTTGGCGAGCAGTTGGCAATACCACAACTTATGCCGGGTGGGCTGATTTCAAAAATCGTATTGACGAAATTTTTGAAACTCGTGTGTCTGAATTGGTTGATAAAGGTTATTCGCAACGTGCGGCCCGAGAGGAGGTGGCTGAAACCTTAGGTATTAGCAAGTCAAAAATGCAAGGCACAACACGTTCAAGTGATGATGTGTTGATTCGCAAAATAGGTGGCGAATATTTTGAGTATCGCTTACCTCAAAATGTGATGAAAGCACTTAAAAACGATAATGTGGAAAATGCCAATGCTTTTTTAAAAGTGCTATCTAAACCGACAAGTTGGTATGCTCGTGGGGTCACACAATGGACACTCACCTTTGCGCCAATGAATATGATGCGTGATACTTGGGAAAAATCTGAGTTCATTCGAGTGCAAAAACTCTATGATAAGAATGGCAAATTATTAGACGACAAGACCATGGATAAAATTGGTCGAGCCGTGCTAAAAAATGCATTCTTGGATAAAAGTGTTTGGGCTGCAACAAAGCGTCTTGGATTTCATCAAGAATTGCGTAATTCAGGCTCAGAAGCCTTGTTGAAACAATTGTTGAAAGACGGTGGCGTATCGACTTACAGCACTTATTTAGCCAAAACAGAAACAGACTTAATCAACAAACTGAAAGCGGAGAATAACCCGCTTGCCAAAAAATTGGAACAAGCCGGTGCTGTGCTTGAAGGGTACAACAAAATCTTTGATAACGTTTCTGCACTTGCTGCTTATAAAGCGTTAATCGATCATGGCGTTGATCCAAAACAGGCGGCAGCGAAAACCCTTGAATTGACGAACTTCCGCAAAACGGGTTCAAAAATGAGAGGGATTAAGGCCTTGTATATGTTCTCACAGCCGACTGCGATGGGGGCAAGAAATTTGATTAAGTATCTTTCCACAGAAAAAGGGCAAAAGCGTTTCTTTTGGTATATGGCAGTGATGATGCCACTTTATGCGGTACTTCGTGCAATGGACGAAGATGATGAAGGTGGTAACGTAATGGATCAGCTAGGAGATATTACCCGTTATATCCCAATTCCAATCGGCGGGGGAAAATATCTGAAAATTCCTGTGGGCTTTGGTATGCCTCAAATGGCGTGGAATTTCTCGGTGAATATCGTCAAAGCAGGCATGTCTGATTTATCCGTCACAGAGGCTGGAACAAATATGTTTGTTCACTCTCTAAAAACCTTTGCCCCGGTTTCGCCAAGTGAAATCTCTGCGGCGAAATATCCATTGGAAAAATTAACGCTCACGGCCACGCCAACGATTTTGCAGCCGTTGATGCAAAATGTGCTAAACCGATCAGCCTTTGGCAATAAAATTACGACAAATTTTGTTCGTGATGATAAGTTGAAAGCAGAACAATCTAAATCCACAACAGCACAATTCTGGAAGGATTTAGCGATTGGATTAAATGACACATTGGGCATTGATATGCATCCGGAACAAATCAAAAATCTTTTTGATGGTTACGGTTCAGTATTTGGTTCGCTGAAAGAATTGCAAACAATTCTTGTTGAAAACCCAAATCGCGAACAACTTGGCAGAAGAACCCGCACACCATTCTTGAACCAATTTATTGGTACAACGAATGAGTTTGCGATCCAAAGCAGGTATTACGAAGCAAGCGAAGAGGCCCAAACATTTGCCAAAGGGTATGAATCTCGTAAGGAACGTGGATCAGCAGAAGCATTGTTGCCTAAAGAGCGACAAATGCTGACTTGGCATCAGCTCAACCAAAAACGGATGGGGGAACTGCGTAGCGAAAAAGCAAAATTAACCAAAGCATTGCGAAAAGGCTCAATGAGTCCAAATGTCTATGAAGCCAAATTAAAGCTTTATAACCAACAAATGGACAAGGAACAACGCTATCTATTGAAGCGTTGGCGTGAAATACAAGGTTTAAATACCCACTAAAAACGACCGCACTTTCGGGTGCGGTTTTTTTATTCCTACAAACAGGAGAATTATGGCAAATCAATTTGAGCCTATCATCAACGAATTAAAAGACAAGTCAGATAAAGACGGCAGCAAAGACCTGCTTTATCAAGAATATAAAAAATACACCGCACCTCAACTTACGGCATTACGAGATGAATATGTCAAAGCGCTAATCCATCAGATGATGGAATATAAAGAAAAAGCGGAATATCTCTATCTACATTACTTAAATGAGGAGTTTTAATTATGGGCGATACCCCATATACACACGATCAAATAATGGAAATTTTTGATAAGGAAGAGCCTGAGTGTGGCAGTATTCCTTTTGAAGGGAGTAAGGAAAAACTATCGGACGGTTCTGCGTATATGAGAGCGCAGGCGATGGCAGATTACGCCTGTAAATACTTTAAAGCAGTAAAAGAAAATGCTAGGGCCAATATGCTCATTGCCCTAATACAACAAGCCGCCTCATTTTATTTTGCCGATAAACAACACGATGTCGCAAAACAGGCACAAAATCGTTTTGATGAAATCTGGAACAATCAGAAAGACAAATCGGATAAGTTTTTCAATCATTGGTACGACAATTCAAGACCGATTGAAATCCGAATGTTGAACGACGCATCAGCACGTGAACAGGCAGGGTATCAAGTCGATTATGAAACGGCAAAAAATAGAGCAGTGGCCCAAGCTCGCAGTGAGTTCTCTCGAGCAAGAGATAAAGTGCAACGAGAAAGTAATATTCACTGTGTAGGCGCAACTCGCACCGCATTACGCCAACTTCAAGTGGCAGAGGCAAAGGCGGTGGTGCTAGCCACTAACCAAGCCATTCGTTTTGAAGAAGAACGCAAACATCAACGTGAAAGCCAGTATCGGGAAGAAATGTACAAATGGAATGCGATGTTCCAAGGACGGATTGCGGATAGCCTTAACTCATTACGCACCGCCCAACAAGCGGCAGCCGCCGCAAGTCAAATCAATCCTTATGAGGGTTGGTCTCAATCGGTTGCCGGTTTAAGTAACATAGGCGGACATCTCGGCACAATGAACATGGCAGAATTTGGACTATTAAATTCCCATAGAGTACCGGCATTTACGAATAACCTGTGGGGGTAATTTATTTTTAACTATGGGTGTAATAACCATAGTTAAAATTAAGCCTCAAATACTGTTATCGTTTCAAAGAAAGCGCCAAGCAATACGGCTAAGATTTCTGATTCTTCCTTATTGGCATTGATAACTTTTAGATTGCTATTAACCTTAGATAGTATGCAATCAATACCAAACTCATTAATGAAATATGAATTTTGAGCAATTAGCCAGTTTTTGAATAGTTCTTTCATAGTAACCTTCCTTTGTTTCAAGAGAGATTACAATAAGAAACAATCAGCTAACATATTGACTGTTTGTTTTTGTGATACAGATCGTAAAATTGATAATTAGTAGCTTATTTTATTGTGGCATTAGCGATCATTTCAAAATCTTAGTGTAGAATGGCGGTGTGTTATTTTGTGGATCTTGGTTATGTCTAAAGATTTTAAAGAGTTTTTTCCATGGCTTTTATTTATTGCTTTTCTTTTTGCTGTTATTTATGGGATAAGCAAGAAAAACGAATCAGATGCAAAATCTCAAGCTCAGTATGAGATCGAGAGTTGTATGAAAATAATGCACAAAAGCTATAAAGAATGTAAAGAAATTGTTTATGAGCCCGAATAATTTAATTTATTAGCTCAACAGAATTTCTATTAATGATGGAGGTTAGTTATGAAAAAATTAGTTTTAGGGTTGGCTATTATTTTGTTGTCCGGTATTGCTAATGCAAAATGTTATGGAACAAAATCTAATAAGGTTTGTTATAGTAACAATGGAAATACTCACCATATTAGTAAAAGTGGTAACTATACTAATGTAAGTAGTTATAATAGTAGAACAGGAGCTAGATGGTCATCTAACTATTCAACCTACGGTAATACCACATATGCTACAGGTAGATCAAAAAAAGGTAACCCTTGGAACGAAACGATGGTTAGATATAGTAATTCTACGCATTACTATGGAACAAACTCCAGAGGTAAAAAATTTGATTCTTATGGGATAAGTTCAAAACCTTGTCGTAAGAAAAATGGTTGCTATTAGTTGAGGTTAATTATGAAAAAGTTACTAGTATGTTTTTTATTGTGTATTTCTTCTGCTTCAGTAATGGCTGCGAACTGGATTCCTAGTAAATATCCTTATCTTTATATTGGTAAGGTTACTAATCAAGGTATTTGGATAAAATATGTTTATTTGCAACCAATTTATATTCAAGATGGTATTGGGCAAATATCCCAGTTTATAGCAAAAGTTAAAACAGATTGTAAAAATGATTTATTAAATGTAGTTCAAAACACATATTATCGTAAGGACGGCTCTATAGCTCAAAGCCAAAATTATCCTACTGGATTTTTCGAGCCAACTCCTGATTCTGTTGGTGAAGAAATGCTGAAGGCTGTTTGTAGTTATAAATCATCTAAGAAATAATTTTATTTTTATCCCCTTGACCACGAGGGGATTTTTCATTACCATCCCTTTCAAGGCGTCAGAACCTAAAAAGCACAGCGGAAATCCGCACCCGACAGCATAGCGGTTTTTTTATGCGTAAAATTCGTGATCTCTTTTCTCTCTTCCTACGAATTTTGACAACGCATACCTAAAGTTCAATCTATGCCGAGAGGGCGGAGAATACAATACCCGAAAGGGGAATAATCCCGACCGTACTGTGTTTCGGTTTCTGAACCTCTTGGCACCCTATTTAGTAGGGGAAAACTTCAGAAAATAAAATACAGGAGCAGACTTATGTCTCAATCAACTCAAATCTCAACTTTCAATTTTGAATCAAATTCTATCCGTACTTTAGCAATCAATAATGAACCTTGGTTTGTTGCTAAGGATCTTTGTGATGCTATTAATATCTCTAATTATCGTGATGCAATCGAGAGATTAGATGAAGATGAAAAGGGTGTCGCTTTAACCGACACCCTTGGTGGAAAACAAGAAATGAACATTGTCAGTGAAAGCGGAATGTACACCTTGATTTTACGTTGCCGTGATGCAGTGAAAAAAGGATCTATTCCTCACCGTTTTAGAAAATGGGTAACAGCAGAAGTGTTACCGCAGATCCGCAAAACAGGTAGCTACACTTTGCAAAACACGCAACTAAATCTACCGCTTACCCAAGTGCAAGCTGACGAAGAGGCGTTGCAGATCATCGTTAATCTCTACCACAGCTTGCGAGAAGCCCACGAGTTTGCTGTGCTGGCACACGATGTTGATCATCGTTGGTTGAAGCAGAATATTGATAAAGATCTAGGAGGGCATTTGTTACATAATCTCAATCGCCCGGCGAAAAATGCCTTAGATAAAGCAAAAAAATATATCCACGCCAAAAGCGAGCGGATAATGTTCGTCAAAGGAATGTTAAGCCTGCTTGAAGCACCAAAAACAAAACGGGTTGTAAATTTCTAATTTGAAAAAACTCAATCAAAACCGACCGCACTTTCGCAAGATTGTGCGGTTTTTTCATTTAACAAGGAGCAAAAATGCGACCAATACATATTAACAAAAAAGTGGCAAAAACCACCTTTCAAATTGACAACTGCGGTAATGCAACCGAAGCCACGATTGAAATTACCCGTGTAGGCGGTAGCGATACCATTGTTTATCCGTCTTTAGAAATGACGGCAGACAAGGTAACTTTTATGTGGGACGATGCACTTTATAAAGCACGTTCAGGGCGTTATCAAGGGATTATCCGTATTGAAGGCTGTCAGCATTTCTGCGTGCCGTTACATCTTGGCTGCAAGTGTAATATCGGCAGCAGTGAAAACGGTTATTTTACTTCTTCAGAATGTTTGGGGTGCAAATAATGGCAACAAAATACAAATGGCTCAACAGCTATACAACGAGCTTAAACGCAAAACTATCATCAACTGATGGGATTTTACCGATTGATGATGCAGCATTATTGGCAAGTAAATTAGATACCGATCATAGTTACTTGGTGATCAATGATGGAGCAGGTGCTGAAATTGTCAAAGCCATTGCGTTTGGCAATCAGGTGAAAATTGAGCGGGGCAAAGATGGAACAGAAGCCAAAGCATTCCCTGCCGGTTCCTGTGTGAAATGGGAATTTACCGAATCTGCATTTAACGATCTGGGTTGTCCAAGTGAAGAAAAAAGTGATTGTTGCTGTGAATAAAAGAAGGGAGGTATAGGATAAAAGTGCGGTAGTTTTGCCGTGCTTTTTTCTTTGATAATTCAACCTTGTCACTTTGGCTAAAAACAGCAAATTAGCTTCAAAAAACGTTCCGAAACTAAATTGTTGAATATTGATTTATAAAGGAAAATTTATATCAAAATCGCACTAATTTCGGAACAGAAAACAGCCATCAAGCCTTGAAAAGGCTGAAAGTATTAGTTTTGTGAATAAAAAAA